GCCTGTCCAAGGCTGCCGCCATGACGTCCTACCCTAAGAAAGAGGGCGTCGTCATGTTCCCCACGACCCACGATATCACGCCGTTCAACCTGGAGGCATTCATCCGGGTGGCGCTCCTGGTGCTGGCCAAGGGGAACCAGCTGCTCATTGTGTCGAAGCCGAGGCTTGACTGCATCCGTCCGCTCCTTGAAGCCCTGGACCTGTACAAGGCACAAATCATGTTTCGGTTCACTATCGGGACTATGGACGAAAAGCTTCTGCGTTTTTGGGAGCCCGGCGCTTCATCTCCCTCCGAACGGGTAGAGTGCTTGAGCCTTGCCACTCATGCGGGCTTCCGAACCAGCGTGTCTATCGAGCCCATCGTCGGCGGGGAGTGGGATGCTATCTGCGTCGTGGATGCGGTGGGCAGCATGGTGACGGATAGCATCTGGATCGGGAAAATGAACAAGCTCGCGGCACGGGTCGATGTGTCTGATCCCGTGGTCGCGGCTGCAGTGCAGTCGGTCGAGGATGCACAGTCGGACGAGGCGATATTGCGGCTGTACTGGCTATTCCAGGATGTGCCGTATATCCACTGGAAACAAAGCATTAAGGACGTGGTGGCCGCTTCTAAGCAATAGATCACATTGCGCCGCCGTCTTCCTCTCTCTGTAACCTTACTTTTGTGTCTGAGGAGCCCACTATGAAGAACTCTATCACTTCCCACATCACTTTTAACGGTAAGCCTGCCTGCCAGTGCCAGTACCCCGCCTCCAAGGTCTACCAGATGGACTGCGAGTACCCTTCCTTCGCCGCCGCTCAGCGTGCCGCCCGATCCTGCAAGCACTATGCGGTGAAGGCTGTGAAGGGTCCGTGCCCGGATTACGTGGAGCCCGTCGCATCGGTTGCCGCTTCGGTCCCGGCTGCTGCCGCTCCTGTGGCGGTCAAGCTCAGCGACCGGCAGGTGGTGGCCCTGCAGCTCATGGCTCAGGGTGGAGTTTCCTTCAGGCGCTGCAGCATGGCGTGCCTCACGACGTGGTTCGGGGGGGAGGTGGCCGTGCGCTACCGCAACGGCAAGGCGCTTTCCGATGCCGGGCTCATTATCTACTCCGGCAGTAAGCAGCTCGAACCCTACCGGGAATCCTGGCATGTCACCGATGCCGGGCGGGCTTTCCTTCAGACCCTGTAAATCATCCCGCGCCCTTCGGGGCGCATATTTGAAAGGAGCTAAAATGATACCTCACTCTCTCCTCCTCCGGGGCTTCAAGGGAATCCGGGCGGGAATCGGCCTCGTGGAAATCTTCATCGACCTGACGGTGCTCCCGGACGGGGTGATCGCCATCGCGGGCGAGAATGGCCGGGGCAAAACCACCGTCCTGGATAACCTGCATCCCTACCGGATCATGCCGTACAAGCTCCGCAAGAAAAAGGACTGGTCGCCCAACTCCTTCAGCTTCTACGACCAGTGCTTCGGCAACGACGCCTGTAAGGAATTGGTATTCGAAATGCCGGGCAAGGGGCTTTTCAAATCCTTGGTCATGATCGATGCCGACCGCAAAAAGCAGGAGGCCTACCTCTACGAGCAGGCCGGGGAAGGGTGGAAGCCGCTCAACGACGGCAAGACCGGCACCTATGACGAAATCGTGGAGCAGGTGGTGGGCTCCCCGACTCTTTACTTCTCCTCCGTGTTCCGCGCCCAGGGGGCTAAAAACCTTTCCGACTACACCCGTGGGGATATTGTCGGGATCCTGGCCGAGCTGCTCAACATCGATCATATCCGGGAGCAGGGCGAAAAGGCCCGCTCGGTAGTCACTGAGTTGCGCAATCGGGTGGATCTCACCCGTGCCTCGGTGCGCTCCGCTCAGGAGGACGTGGATGCCGCCGCTCTAGTCCAGGTCGACCTGCTGGCTGCCGAGGGGCGGCTTCCCGAGCTGCAAGCTGGTGTCACCGCTGCCCAGGTCAAGCTGGACGAGGCTCAGGGCGTGGTCAACCGCTGCAACGCCGAGGAGGCTTCCAGGCAATCCGAAGTGGCTCGCGGCGTCCTGATCCGCTCCCAGATCACCGATGAACAGACCCGGCACGACGGGGAAGTGCTGCGGCTGGGCGGTGAGCGCCGCGAGGCCCTTCAGCGCCAGAACGCCGAAACGGTTTCCCGCGACGCGGACGTCCTGGCCCTCACTGATCGCATCTCCCAGGCCCGCACCTCGAGCGACACGTCGCTGGCCGGTCAGCTGCAGGTGCTCAATACCAGGATCGCCGATTCCCGCACTGCCAGCGACCGCACCCTTGCCGAGCAGGTAGCCGTGATCGATGCCCGTCTGGTTCGCGCCCGCAAAATCGTGTCCGGTGCCGACCAGATACGCGCCGCCGTGGTCAAGGAAACGGATGCAGAGGCGCTCCTTGGCCGCCTCACTCCGGAGCAAACGGAAGCCGGGGCTCTGTTGTCCCGGCTCCATCTCAAGCAAGCTGATTCCGGTGTAGTGCTCACTACTGCCCAGGGCGTGCTGTATACTGCGGACGTGGCGCAACTTACCGCAAAGCAGGCCGTGCAGGCGGCCACTACCAACATTGCCAAGTTGGAGGGCATCGATTGCAAGGGGGACGGCTCCAATTGGATCAACTCCACCTGCCGCTTCGTCGCCTCCGCCGCTGCTGACCGGGATGCCCTGGCGGGGCTCATGACCACCGTAGAAAATGCGCTGCGGGATCAGGAGGCGGCTAAAGAATCGGTGCTGCAGGCCCAGGCGCTCCACGATGCCGATAAGCTCGCGGTGCAGCAGGCCCAGGAAACGGTGAATCGGCTGCGCGGCGAGGTTGAGGCGGTCAATACCAATCTGGTCACGCTCCGCGCCTTCACCAAGCTGCTCCCGGAACTGGAACAGGCCGAGGAGGTTATCAAGGTTGCCGAAGCCGAGTTAGCAACCTGCCGAGAAACGGCGGCCACGGCGCTGTCCGCTATCATCGTACAGTTGGAGGCCGATATCGTGGCCTGCCGCCAAAAGCACGAAACCGATCTGGCGGCGCTGGTCCAGCAACTTGAAGCCGACCTGGAGGCGCGTAAAAAGCGTTATGCCACCTTCGGAGAGGAGATCGCGGCGCGGCTGCGCTCCCTGGGGGAAGCGGAGCAGGCGGAAGCCTTGCAGCATGAGCAGACGCTCGATCGTCTCAACCTCGAACTGCTGACCATTCCGGAGTACGACGATCTGTCTGCTACGCTTGAGCGGGCTCAGGCTGATGCCCTGGCAGCTCAGGCTGACGTCAATCGCAGTAACGATGTGGTCCGGGCTCTCGAGGGCGAAATTGCCGGGTACCGGGCGGTGCTCGCCAGCGTGGAAGGTAAGCGCAGGGTCCTCCTCGAGGCGGATGCGCAGATCGAACGGCTGCAGGCATGGATTGCAGATTTCTCCCTGCTTGTGGTGGCCATGCCGGGCGTGGAGGCCTTGGAACTGGACGACGCGGCTCCGTCTATTGCCGTCAACGTGAACGACCTCCTGATGGCATGCTACGGCTCCAGGTTCTCGGTGCGCTTCGATACCCAGGCGGAAAAAGCCGACGGCACCAAGCGCGAGGCCTTTGATATCCTGGTCTACGATTCGGAACTGGACTCGGAGCGCTCCATCACGGAAATGTCCGGGGGGCAAACCTGCTGGATCGAGGATGCCATCACTCGCGGCATTTCGCTGTTCAATATCCACCGCGCCGACCGCGCCTACGGGGCGCTGTTCTCCGACGAAAAGGACGGGGCTCTGTCTCCCGACCGCAAGATGGAGTTCTTCGCGGTCAAGCGTGCCGCCCTGGAAATTGGGCACCATACGCGGGAGTTCTTCATCACCCAGACCGTGGAGCTGATTGATATGGCGGACGCCAGAATCGAAATGCTGCCGGGCCGGGTTCTGGTTCAATAGTCCACGGGGGGCAACTGTCAAGGACGGCTTGACGGTTGCCCTTCTCGTTCACTGAAGGGGAAAGCAGATGATCAAGAATTGCGTTTGTGGGAAAGTGGCCTCGCGGCCTGGGAGGGGTCTGGGTGGCGTGCCGGTGGTCGGTTGCGCTTGCGGGCGGGTGCTGCCGGTAAATGGTCGCCGCATGAGCAAAAAGCAGCGGGATTGGGTGCGCGGGGTGAACCGCCACGTGATCCAAAACGAAAAACTGGCCGCCCGGATCGCGGAGGGCCGGGTGGAAACGGTGGAGGAGGGCGATTCTCCGCCTGTGGAGGCCGAAGCCACCGTGGCATAACAAAAACCCCCAGGGCCTCGCCTGGGGGTTTTTGTGTTTATGGTACCGAAAACTATCTGGTGGCGGCAAACGCTCCGACGATCGCGGCCAGGGTGGCGATCGCTCCAGCGGTAAACCAGCGCAGCCGGGAGGGGGCCGAGTTCTCAGCCTTCACCCGATCCTGGTCCGCCTTCGTGTACAGGTCGCGCAGCTTGTCGGCTTCCTTCCGGTATTCCTCCTTATCCTGGGTCAGGCCTTTGATCTTCACCTCCCCAATGGTCAGCAGGCTGTCGGCCAGTTTGCGGTCTCGGTTGCTCAGCGTTTCCCGCTGCCCCTTGTCGGCGGTGTCCGCCTTCAGGAATTTCAGGTCGACGTAGAGCCGCTCCGCTGTGCTGTAGCTGAAGAAGACGCCTTTCTCCTTGTCAACGCTCCAGCTCGGTGCAGGGGTAGCCATCAGCACGAAACATATCAGCAAGGCGACGGCTGTCGCCCTTTGCAGCGCTCTTGACTGCATCCTCGATCTCCTTTCTGGTGGGGGGAGGGGGGAGCACCTTCTCTGCGTCCCTGATGGCCGCCCTCCTCCTGTCCAGCTCCTGGGCGCTTCGGTCCAGGGCTGGGTACAGGTTCTGCTCTCGGCGCTGGATCTCCTTACGGCCTGCCTGGGCGGAGCTGATGTTCTCCATGCGCTTCTGCGCCGCCTCGATGCTGTTCAGCTTCCCCTTGCTGCGGTCCCCTAGCCACGCCGCGATGCAGAGGGCTGCGATCAGCAGCGCGATCACGATCTCCTTGCCGTGCTCCTGGATCTTTGCCGGGTCAATGGTCATGCTGCACCTCTCTCATGGCAGGTAAAGCACCTACTCGTCTTCACCAGCTTTTCGTACTTGACGGCCCGCTTGAAAATCACGGTGGGATACTCGTTCACCGCGACCCAGAGCGGTCTGCCGTACAGCAAGGCCAGTTCTCCCTGGGAGTACGCCTGGGCGAGCCCTCCGTCCCAAATGTCGGTGGGGAGTCCCATAATCCTCGCGTTCTTCAGCCTGCGGAGCCATCTCCCCGAGCCCGCGTTGTAGCAGACCAGCATCCCCTTGCAGGCCTCGGTGTCGTTCCTGAAGTAGGGGCGCACCGTGTTGTAGTTTGCCTTGTCCTGCAGCGCGAGGAACATGAGCTGGTACCGCACGTTGTAGGGGTCTTTGCGCCAGTTCCAGGCGCTCAGCTGCTTGTACCTCACCGCCGATCGGTAGATGTTGAAGCGTTCCTTGCCGTCCTGGGTATAGGCGATCGTCATTTGCACGAGGCCCCTTCCCAGCTCCCTTTTTGTCTTCAGGGTGGCCTGGGGCTTCCAGGAGGATTCCTGCTCCACCTGCCCGGCCATGATCGCTGCTGCCGGGGAATCGGGCCACGTGGTGAGGATCGCGTCCTCTAGAATGTCCAGATATGGCCGGGCGGTATCCAACACTCCTGCTGCCGCTGCCGATCCGCAGAGGCAGCAGGTCAGGATAAGCGCCGCGAGGGCTCTTTTCACTGCCCGGCCACCTGTGCCGGGGGCGGCATGACCGGAAGCTCACCTGTTCTGGGGATCGCCAGAAAGAGGAGGGATATCACCAAGGCCACCACTCCGAGGAATATCAGGGCGCATGCGACAGGATCCTGGCCGCGTTTGCGCATTCCGTCGGTGGCGTCGATGTACTCGGCTCCGTTAATGGCAACGTCGAGCGCTTTGTCCAGGTCAAGGGTGGGGAAAATCCCCCACTCGGCCCGGTTGTCGAGGATGAAATCCACGAACAGCAGCACCAGCGCGACCGCCGCGAGCCCGTCGATAATCAGGGCGGCCTGGGCGAAGCCGGAGCCAAAGTGTTCCACGATCCACTTCGATGCAGGTCCGCAGATAAGCGTCGCCAGTATCACGATCGCAATGAGCATCCACATCTTTTTGAGCCAGTTCAGCATTTGCATTTCTTCCTCCTGGTGGTTTTACCCCCTCGCGGGGTTGGTATGCGCTACACTGTCAGCCCGTAAAAATGCCGGTGATGCGCTTGATGAAATCGTAGTGGAACACGAAATCGGCCACGGTGCCGATGATAATCATGGCCAGCAGCGTCCAGCCTATCTTTCCGCTGAGCAGGCGCACGAACCGCTCGTGTTTTCCGATCATCTCCGCGTGCCCTTTTTCTCCGTCCCTGATGTCCCAGATGCCATGGGCAATCATAAGACGCTCTATGTTTTCCACCTTGGCCGCTGTCTCCTCGCTGACCTCTTTGGAGCAGGTGTGTTCGAGCCCGTCCATTCTCGCCCTCTGCTCCTTCCCAGCTTCCTCCAGGTCGTCGATACGGTGGTGCAGCACCTTGTGGTCCTCGATATTGACGTTGAGGCGTTCCAGCGCGAGCACGATTTTGCTCTGGGTGTCGTTTATCCCGGTCATGGCCACCGCCGTCTGTTTCTTTAGCTCGCCCACGGCTTCGTGCAGCGCCTCCAGTTTGGCTGCAGAACTCGCATGCTGGGTGATCGCCTCGGTTGTCAGTTTTATAAGGGTTTCCAGCTCGGCCATGATGCGTCTCCAGTATTCAATAAAAGTAGGTGTTGCTCTTGGGGCAATTTGGCCTTTGCGCTATTAAATAACCCTGAACTATCCCCATGCTTCTTTTTCCTGCCGATCTCCTGATTCGTAGCTTGCCCGGCAATGATTCGCCTCATGCCAGCCGAACAAGAAATCGACGAAGCTAACCGCCAGCTTTCCTGCCCAATGATCTCTGTGTTTCCAGCAACGGCTTGATATGGTCTGGTCAGGCGCACCGCCAAGTATGACGTTTACAAACTGGTCCAGGCCTATCAGCAGGTTGTAAAAATACAGCTTCACCAGACCGTCGCTAGCACTTCTTCTTCGGTAGTTGCCGCAGCAAGGACTTGCTCCAGTTCCCATTTGCGGGCATACAGCCCCAGCCCGAAATCTACAAGTTCTCCGATGATCTCGGACAATTCGGCAATGGTCACCGTGTGAAACTGGTTGTCGTAGTCGCGGATCGTGGTTGTAGTGCTGGTGGTGCCGGTCTCCAGCAGGCGGTCTCTCAGGCGGGTCAGGTTGTCGATATCTTCCCGCCGGGCATCCATCTTGATACCAGTGGTAGTGGTATGCCCATTAAGGGGGGCCTGGTTGAATCCATCGCGGAGGCGCGAGGTTTGCACCGCTTTTAGCCCGATGATAGGGTCGGTGTTCATTTCCATATCCGTGTTCTCCTTTTAAGTTGATACAGGGGCGGTGCCCTTCGTGAATACGAGTTGTTCCAAGATTGAATCAACCGACCGCTTGCCGTCGCAGTGCTTCATGTAGCCGAGAAAGCTCATTATGCTGGCTCGGATCTGCTCCAGGGTCATCAAGCCAAGCCGATAGAGCTCGACGAACTTTCTGAACCGTTTCCTGGCAGCCTTCACTGTGCGCTTGCGTGGTTTAGTGTGGCTCGGCCACATCCGATAGCCGCAGAAATCAATCGGATGGCAGGTGCCGTTGCCGGATTTGAAAATGGTGGTTTTGGGGTTGAACGTCAGGTGCAGGCGCTCGGTAATGAATACCCCGATATCGAAATGCAGCTTTTTGAGGTAATCCTTGTCGGGGTGCACGACAACAAAGTCGTCCATGTAGCGGGCGTACATCTTGACGCCTAACTCGTCTTTGACGTAGTGGTCCAGCGCGTCCAGGTAGATGTTGGCAAAAAGCTGGCTGGTCAACGCCCCGATAGGCAGGCCGCGCTTGTCTTCGTCACAGTCGATGATTTGCCCGATCAGCCAGAGGGTGTCCTTGTCCGAGATCGTCCGCTTGATCATGTCAAACAGTACGTTCCTGTCGATGCTGGGAAAATAGCTCTTGATGTCTGCTTTTAGCACGTAGTAGTCGCCCCATTTCTTGTCGGCCATGGCGGCGAACGATTCCACTCGCAGCTGGGCGGCATGGGTCCCTTTGCCGGTCCGGCAGGCGAATGAATCCGGGATGAATTTACGCTCGAAAAGTGGTTCGATAACTTGGACCAGGGCATGATGTACGACGCGGTCCTTGAAGGGGGGCGCATGGATAGTTCTTCTTTTCGGCTCGTGAACCACGAATTCGCGGTAGCGGGAAGGTCGCCACTGCTTCCACGTCAGCTGGTTTAACGACTCAATGATGTTCTCTTCGAGTCGTTGTCCGTAGCTCAAAACGGAGCCACGGTAGCGCTTTGCGCGTGAGGCCGCACGGTACCCTTCGTACAGGTTTTCAAAATTGACTATCTCGTTCCAGATGTTGTTGTGGGTGACCGGCATACGACCTCATGTTTTTTAAAAGTAGAAAGCTGCCATTTCCCCTTGCGGTACTCACCGCAGCCTTCCGGTTTAAAATTGTTTGTGTCTTCTGGTGCGGCACAGGAGTAAGGCTCCTTTTGCCTGGTGCACTGAATGCTCTCCCTTGGGAACGCCTTATCTGGCAACAGGCGAGAGCGGGGCGGAACCCGATGCTCGCGCCCACGTTGGAGCGCTGGTTGTTCAAGTTCAACGCAGCCAGGCCAGCATTGGAGGTGTTGTTCCAATTGCCCCCACGGATCGGCAGAAATAGCCTTACCCCTTTATTGATTTCACCCATCCACCGAGCATCCGGCCAATTTCGGCAAGATGGCCGCCCCACACTTCGTACTTTGCGAACGGCAGAAATTGCAGTTCCATCGCAAGACGCACTTGCGTGCGGAGAACTTCAAGCTCGGTGTCTATTTCGTACAATGTTGACCGCTTGTCGCGGCTCCGGTTTGCTCGGATTATCAGCTCGAGCATGCTGAACATCGTTTTCTTGATGTCCTGCGCCAGGGAAAACTTTTCCGATTTCGGGAACTGCCTCAGTGCGACATAGCCGTACTTGATCATGTCCTCGTGCTTCTGCTTGATTTTCAGGTTTTCCACGCTATGCCCTTCGGGCAGCAGGGGCTCTTCGCCCCTGCTAACCCATTCAGATAATCAGGATCTCAGATACCAGATTATCCGATAAAAGCGGGGCGGAACCCGATGCTCGCGCCCACGTTGGAGCGCTGGTTGTCCAAGTTCAACGCAGCCAGGCCAGCACCGGAGGCGTGGCTCCAATCGCCCCCACGGAACGGCAGAGCCTCGAACGACGGCGCGTTGGTGTTGTTTGCGTAGATGTATCCGGCTACGCTGCCCATGTTCGCCGGGGTGTCATACGGAGCGATGAGCGCCTGCTTCATTTTGAGCGCCACTGCCGGGGTAACGAGTCCTGTCGCCACGGTGGCATTCCATGCGGAGTTGTTCAGCGACGCTCCACGGTTTACGTCTGCTACCGCCGACTCGGTCAGCACCAGTGCGCCCGTGGCGGCGTTCGCGCTGCCAGCGACAGCGGAAGCGATACGCGCCAAGGTGTCCGGCCAGCTGGCCTCCGCCAGCGTGAAGTTGTTGTCGGAAGGCATCTTAATGACGCCGTCGACCATCTTCATGCCGTCCTGCCATTCCCAGATATTGCCGACCAGATCGGAGATGCCGCTGAAGGAGCCATCGTGACGCCACGAGGCCGGGCCGGATCCGTTCAGGATGTGGGCGTTGCCGGATGCCGTTGCCGGTGCCAGACCGTCGGTGCGTCGTCCGGTCTCGAACGGTGATGCGTGGGACTGGCCATAGTAGGTGTTGCCTCGTACCAGCGGCGTGCCGTTTTTGATGCACCAAAGCGCGATTGCCGCCCACTCCCAGTTGGTCATGAGATGCCAGCCAGCGCCTTTGTTTGTGCAGGCGAGCTTCGCATTGTCGAAGTTTATGGAGACGTACGGAGCCATGCCGGGCTGGGAAACACCCAGGCCATCCATATTTACGGCATTGTACTGGCCGATGAAGATCTCGTTTTTCTCTACTCCCCCTACGATAAAGGCGGGGTGGACTCCGGTTCCCAGATTGGCGCTGACGTCCTCACAGCGGAACTTAGGGATGATCTTCATGTAGTTGGCGAAGCCCTTGCTGTCGTACAGCACCGTGCAGGCCCCTCCGGTAGCAGCTTCAACTGATTGCCTTAAGGCGTCCTTGGTGATAATCGTCGGCATCGTTTTTTCTCCTTTTCGGTTTGTCTACAAGTTGTATTTGGTCATAGTCCAGCGCACCACGATGTTGTCTGCCGTGCCGTTGGTTACGATGTCGAATCCAGTAGTCGTCTTGTTGGTCACGAACACGTCGCCCAGCTGTGAAGCGCCGCCGCTATATCCGGTCACTTCCAGGTCCACACCGTAATCATTGTTCGGCATGGCGAATGGCAGTACGACGGATGCTTTGGGGTATGCCGTGTAGTAGAACGGGTACTGCGCCTGTACGGATGCAACTTTGGTGAAAGTGCAGCCGGTCAGACCTTCTGACGTGTTCCCTGCAGGCACGGTCACGCGGTACAGCACCATGGTGTTTGCCGGTGATAACTCATCCAAGTTGGTCGCCTTCAGGTCGCCGGTGCTGTCCAGATACAGCTCCACGTATCCGACTGCAGCTCCTGTGTTCTGCGCGAGGGACGCCGTACTGATCTGCGCAGAGACAGGCACCCTCTGCCCGTTCACATACACCATCCCTGCCGACAGGTTGACCAGCCGTCCTGTCCCGCCTGCCGTTGCGTCACAGCCGGAGACCACCCCCGTACTGCGGACCGTCGCAGTCCCTTTCTGGGTCCGCTTTGTCAAAAGCGTCTGGATTTCGCGGTTGGCAATTCCCGCATCGGACAGAGCAGCGATCACCATCTGCCCGATGTTGGCCTGCATCTCCGGGTCAAGCAGGTCGTAGGTGTCCAGCCGTGCGTCCAAGTTCGCTTTGGACCCGCGAGCGGCCACCACTTCGTCGGCTATCTGCTTCAAGAAGGCCGTGCGGTTGGCCAGCTGCTTAGCCTGCACGTTGGCAATCCCGCCCGATCCGCCGAGGACCGGGTCGGTGGTCTCGATCTGGTATATTCCAGTATCGTACTGTGCTACCTCTGTTACGTTTGCCATCGGCTACCCCCTAAAAAATAATCGTCCAACTGCCGTCCAATGAGATGTCGTCCTGCTTTTCGATTGCACCCCTGGTTTTGCGTGCGAAGAGCGTGCTGTCTCCGCAAACAAGACCGAATTCCCTGATGCTCATCCCGTTCGCCTCGGTGGTCGCCAGGCTCCAGTTAAACTGCACTTGCCCTATGGCCGGGTAGCTTGCGCTTGCCACGTTCTTGCTGTAACTGCCGGTGAGCGCAGTGTCGCCTGGTGCCGGGCCGTTGCCGTTGGTGCCAAACCCGATCTTTGTGATTGTTTTGCCACTGCCGTTGCCAGCGATCAAATGCGCCATGGCGTCCTTCGCCACACTCATAATCATGTTGTGATCTTCATACTCCTCGATCACCACGCCGTTGCGTCTCACGACAAGCCGGAACTCCCCGTGGAGGTGTGTATCGTCCGACATCTTCATATTCTTGCCTCCTGAATAATATGTATTCCTTGATGGAGCATGTCCGCAGCGTAACCGGTCGCCCCGTTGTATCTCAGGCTCCCTGCGTACACCTTGCCGCCACCATAGGTGCGCCTCCCGTTGTATAGGTAATGCCGCTTGACGGTGATTGCCGCCCTGCCATCCCGTACCGGTGCGCCTATTGCTCCGAAATCAACGAAACCGTCGAAATCAGCCAGACCGTCGTAACACATCAGCGCCGTCTGCTGGTCGGTGGCCTTCAGGTGAGCTGCTTTCGCGTCAGCTTCCCAGGCCGTGTTGTATTTTGTGCGGACAGCCGCGTAGCCATCGTACCCATCCGCTCCGCTGTAGGTTAAGGCCCCATTAAATAGTCGATAGTCGGCGTTGTCGTGCAGGATCGTACCGTCGTACCGCATCCCCCATGGGAGTGTGTCGGAAGCAAATTGCTCTAACTTGACGTCAGCGTGTTCTGCCATCGTCAAGGAGTCAGAAGTTTCCATCTTGAAATCAAGCGCCCTAAGTTCGGTCCCCGCAGCCTTGTGTCGGTTGACGATCTCCCTAACCTTTTGCGACAACTCAGCGAGGGGAACTTGATCTTCCATTTCGATTTGGGCAGCCACGCTGAACATGCCGTATTGCGCTGTCAGGCTGCCGTTATATAACTGTGCGCCGTCGGCAGTTATTAAGCCGCCGTAGGAGAGCGCGTCGGTCTCGCTGGGCGTGTCTATCACGTCACAGTCGTATCCTGTCACTGTCTCGCGAATCAGATTACCCAGGGCGATGTTATTCTGGTTGAGCGCTACGATGTCGTGAATGGCTCGCCGGACATAATCGTCGTCGCTTTCCTGATGATTGCGATTGATCCCGAAATAGGTCTTGCTCCAGTAGTCGAGCCAGTCCGAGTCGGCGGAATGGAAATAAAGCTGCTTGCCCAGCTGCCGTAAACGTTCGACCTGTTCATCCAGTATCCAGCCGCACGTCTGCATTTCAGCCCAAAGAAGCGACGTCGGATAATGTAGGCTCGTGTTTTGAACAGCGCTGTGGGCTCCGTCTTCCAGAATTGCTCGCGCCAAGAGCCCCATATAATCGTTGGCGACGAGGCTTGCCGAATAACCGGCCACTGCATTGATGCTGGTCACCAGTTCTTGCAGCGTCATCTCGCTGAAATCGATGTTTAGTCCGCCAGTGCCGGTTATGCGCATGTTGCTGGTTGAAACTTGTACGCCGTCGACGGTGCACGAAAGTAAAATTACTGGCGTCTTTTGCGGGTCTTTGTCAAAGACTCGGTGCAGCCTGCTGAGAAGTTTGTCAAGAACAGCCATATCAGTTCACCGTCACTGCAATAAGTCCGTGAGGTGTAAACACTGTGTACTTTTCCGCCGTCAAATCGTTTGCCGGTGCAATTAGGTCGCAATTGTAGACGCCTTCAGTTGCCATAATCCGCTCGATGATCTCGTTGCGAAGGCAATCTTGCCCAATGTCTAGCCCCTGGAGATATGCGGCAATGGCCGTTTCCAACTGCACCTGAAGCACTGCTTGATCGTAACCAGCAAGAGCTGCTACGGTGGCCGTAATGTTTAGTGGAGTTTCAGTTGCCCTTGTCACGACGCAGACGATGCCCGCTGCCTTGTATCCGGCGATCCTTTTTCCGTCCGAGTCCACGTACCCGTCTATGATCTGTCTGGTCTTAGCGATGAGGGCGTCAGATGTGCTCCCTGTGCCATTGTAGATGTAGCAGGTAATGTACCCTGCGGGCGTTCCGGGCTCATCCACTAGCGCTGTCACGACCTCCTCAATAACAATGCCGCTACTGTCAACAATCGCAGCGGTTTTCGCACCGGTGACGATTGCGCCGTTTGTGCCCCGCCGCAACCCGGCAATATAGTCAATGAATCGCGACCGGCGTTCGTTTTCCGTTTCCTTATCCGACCCATTTATGAGAGCGGCGGCGTTCGTTACCGAGGTGATTCCAGCTATAGTGGCCTTCACCACGCGGATGTTGTTAATCCCTGTATTGCCAATTATCCCAGCAGTGACACTGGCAACCGGAGCCTCGATAGAGGTGTTACCGGCCAAGAGGGTTACTGTTGCTGTCGTTTCATAGAGTTTTTCTGGGACGGATGCGCTCCCGGCTGTGGCAAGCCGCGTTCCGCTGGGAATTGTTACGTTGGTGACTGGAGCTTGGTTCGCGGTGAAAACCACCGTGCCTGCAGCTTTAGTGGGGGGGAGGAGGTCGAAACTGAATGCTTGATATATTGCTATTGGTATCGCCTTTTTTGCAGCCTGATAAAAGGCGAAGTCCATAGCCTCAAGCTCGACGGCGATTGCCTCGAACTTTGTTCTGATCTTCGAGCCGGGCAAGAAATCAGTGACTTTCTGGCAGATGCCAGAAAACCACTGAATCATTCTTGCCGCCCGATCTTCCGCTCTCATGATCTGGAATCCCATGCTTACAGGAATATCACGGCTCGTAGCGCATATCAAACATTTTGCCTACGAAAATCCTTGCGCGGCCAATGGCAGCGTGATCCTGGTGGCATTGCGTTGCCCGATCGGGTATATGTCAGCCTCAAAATAAAGGGCTGTCCCTTCCTCCAGGAAAGATGCGTTCTCTACCCGTTCGATCCGTGGATCGGCGAGCACCGTTATTTCAGCTTCATGCAGCGCTCGCTCCTGCATGACGGGGCTATTGAGTTCGCCTATAAAGGTCGGTAGCAGTGATCCGTAATCTGGGTGGCCTACCTGTGACAGTTCTCCGCGCAGGGTCATCAGCCGGTGCCGGAGCTGCATCTCCAGGTTCGATATCCCGGTGACTGCACGGATATCGCCGTTTGCTTCGACGTCCTGACTGCCTTCGCCATCTACATTCTCGTCCACTCCGAATAACATAGACGGTGTGTCGCTGCCATCTGCGCCGTCAGTGATCGGAGTTGCGGCCAAGGCGTTGCCGGGTATCTGGACTTTGTCGCCAGGTTTGAGTACCGCGACTGCTGCGTCATGCCGCGTGATCACCACTGAGGTGTTGAAAGCGGTTCCCAGCGGGCCTTCAAGTTCGGCAGAACCACCGCTTGCTGTAGCCACGACCGCCGAGACGACGTTCATTTCCTCCCCGCCCCCAGGCGCGGTGAATACCAAAATCTCACCAGGGACTGGGTTGATTCCTGTCAGGTAGATGATTGTTGCGTCAGCAGAAATTGGCTCGCTGGCTCCACCCGTTTCTTTAGAGGGGGTGAATAGGTCAGCTGGAATCTTGGCGACGAAGGGGTATTCCAGATTGTTCAGCGCTGCGAGCTGCTTCCAGTCGACGCCATTTTTTTGCGCAATGGAATATATAGTGTCGTTGGTGCCAATCGACACCTCGCGCACTGATACGTCACGTATGATCTCGCTGCCGGAAGCAAAAAGAGTTTCTTCCGGGGTGTCCATTTGGTAGGCATTGGCTGCGGCGTTGTTCTGCGGCAAAGCGATGGTGAGTATTTCCGGGTTTTGCATTTGACTGGTGGGAGTGCCAGTCGTTGCGGCCTTCGCCGTTCTGTTTGCCGTTGTTGCCGCAGATTGAGCAGATGCCAGAGCTGCGGTGGCAGCAGCAACAGCCGATTGCTTTTTTGCACTAGCAGGGTCAGCGGCTAAGGCGGCTCTGGCTGCGGAAAGTGTAGTCTGGGCATTAGTCACGGCCATTTCTGCGGTTATGGCCCTGGCGGCGACAGATTGAATGTCCTGGCTGAACAGTCGCGGGTTGGCGCTGAGCGGCATCATGGCCCTCTTCATTTCGCGAAAGCCGTTGATGATCTCATGCGGGATATTCTTGAAGCTGACCAGTGTTTTAATGATCGAATCTACCGCCTTGACAATAGAAGTTACAAGGCTGAATGGAGCATTGATCAGCTTGGTGATCCCAGCCCTGAAAGCCTTCACGGCGGCCACCACCCGGTTAACTGCGTCCTTTATCGTATCGATTGTGTTTAAGACCGTGGTGATCGCGTTAGAAACTGCCGTGTAGAGTGCGAGCGCTCCTTTGGCGAAAGCGAGCCATGCAGGCATTGAATCGACAGCGCTAAGATTGGAAAGAATCCCTGCCAAAGCGTCTTCGCTCATGGGGGCGCTCACCCGCTTGAGGCCTGTCATCTGGATGTCGTACTGGTACAGATATCTGCGTTGCGTGTTTCGTAGCAGGTCGAACTTGTTTATCTGTACCACCCAAAAATCGCGGTCGGTGAAATTGTAAAAGTTCAGCAAAGGCGGTTTTGCCGGGTCCACTGGATTGAGGTTAAGGGCTCCTCGGTGAGTGTAAGTTCCGAACCGGAGGTAAAAGGCCCTGAACATGCCTTCCAATTCCTGGTACAGGTCCCATGCGCTTTTCTTGTCGCCTGTGAGCGACCGGGCGGCGTTCCCCTTGTCAAGGGTTCCCCTGTACCCAAAGGTGCCCTGAAGCGAGAAGCTTGGAAGGCCAAGACCGATGTTGTCCTGAAATGCGCTGGCCTTGGTGTGGGTTATATTTGTTCGCGTAGGCCACGAGACGCGCAGCGATTCGGGATTGAGCGGCAGAATAAACCGTTCCGGGATCGCCACGTCTCCACCAGACACCTCGAACATGAACGGTAAGGACTGGTCGCGGGCCTTTGGATTCGCCGGCTGCTTCTTCGGTCCAAATACGCCGTTTATAGCGCTTGCTGCGCCTATTAGATCCATTGTGGCCTCCCTACTTCACTTTTCCTGTAATGATGCCTGCCCCTGCAGTTCCGCTGTCTTTGGTTACCGGGACCAGCTCCGAGTTCGCCACGATCTCTTCACAGATTGAATCGAAAAGAGCCTGAATGATGGCATCGGATTGAGCAATTGCCGCAGCTGGGTCACTTCCCTGACTGGTTAGCGCCGCGATCTTGGTGAAGTATCTGTTCTTCATACCGGTTCCAGAAATGGCCATTACTTGCTCGCTTTCACGGTTGCAGACCCGTGGATATGTGGTGCTTTCAGTAGGGGGCAGATGGAATCAAGCTGTACGCAGCCTTTTGGGCTCCCAGTGCCTCCGTCCAGTTCTATGGTTTCGTCGCTGGTCCAAGCGGTCTTGCCTGCGATGTGGACGGTGCATTTGCCCGCCGAGACGGTGATGGTCAGGTCGCCTGAATTGATCGTCGTCTCGTCGTTCCCCTCGATGATCGTGGTTCGCTTGCCGTCAACGGTCAGCGCCTCGTCGACCGTGGTGTGCTTCGTCTCGTTGCCGGTTACGGTGGTCGTGCGGTGGCCGTCTTTGTCGATGACCACGTCCGTCTTGTTGCAGCGCAGATGGTAGCGGCGCTTCCCTGGGGGGGCCTGGTCACTGTTCGCCTGGATCTCGTTGCCCGGCAGCGAAAGGAAGCCGACCACCACGGGCTCCCAAAAGTTCCCGTTGATAAACTGCACCAACACGACGTCCCCTGGGTCGGGCGTCCATTCCACGCCGTTCTCTTTGTTCACCTTCTGGGTCATGAGCGGGACGTTCGAGATGTTGGGGTATCCGCCGAACAGGGTGATGTTGACAAGCGTCTGTCCGGTCTTGTTCTGCGGGTCGTCGCGGTAAAAAACGCCTTCCGGCTGGATCACTCCCTTTAGTATCCGGTCGATGGTTCGCACCTCGCGCATGGCGGGGGGTTCTCTAAGGCTTTCCTGGTGTCGTGCACCGGTTGCGTCAAGCACGGTTTTGTCCTCTCGTTACGTGCAATGTGGTGATGGCCGTCACGCGGGGCCAGACTGTGTGCGTGTGGCCTACCTGCTCGATAAGGTATTCGGTCCTGATGCTGGTGGTGCCCTGGCGAACGAGCAGCACGTCTCCGGCCTTTATCGATGGATTGCTATGGATGGCAAAGGTGCCCGATTCCAGCTGGTGGTTCATGGAGTACCAGTTCCAGAATGTTTCTGCCCTGGTTACCGCTCCGCCCACCAGTTTGTCGTATCCGTTTTCGTCGTTTGGGGTCCGCACGTCGGGCGGGTTAAAATTGTCCTCGATGATCCTCGCGCAGTAGCCGTGAAGCTTGATTTCCTCCTCGTCGAACCATGTGAGGTCTTTGTTCGCCATCACCGTCTCAATGGTGCTGTCCCCGGATACGCGGTACATGCTGGGCCAGTAGCACAGCAGGTTGATGCGTTCATGGTCGCTGGTCCCAACGTCCTCCTGGGTAATGTCCTCGTCTCCGATCTCGTGGGTGGCGGCGTCCGGGCGGTCCAGCATCCCCTGATCGTTGATGGGGTTGCGCTCGAGGATCACCTGGAAAGTTTCCAGGTCCACCGTGTCGGCGTGCAGCATATTCCACGGCTTGTGCGCGTAGCGCTCCATCGCACTCCAGGCCGAGGTGCTTCTGATATACTGCAGGGACGAGTCCCAGATTTGCCAGTCGTCGTCGGTGGTCGGCTTAAACTGAAACTTCGGTACCACGCTGGAGCTTAGTGATTTCAGGAATATCTGCATCAACTGCTCAATGAGCGTCTTAGCGGTCCCCGCCTGCAGCGTAACCCTGGCAAGGTAATTTGCCTCCAGTTCCTTGCTCGGGGCTCCCTCGCCTTGCTCCTGGACCTTCTGCACCTGGGCTCCGCTGATATCCCAGCCAATATCCTTGGTCAGAAACTTGCCCAGGTCTTGGCCGCAGACTTTTACATGGCGCTGAGGTATGTTGCTCGAAGCGTTGAACGTCCGGGAGGGCCGGTCGACCACGCCGATCATGACCGGTTGCAGGCCCTTGCCCTTGCCGCCGTCCAGCTCTATGGTGATCACGTCGTTGGTCTGGATCAGTTGGTCGTAGCGTAGCCCGTCGATCTCACGGTAGGTGAGGAGCAACTGCCACATTCCGGCGCAACGGCCATAGGCCTTGTTGGTGGCTATGGATATCAGGTCGTTCGAGACGTCGAACTTCACGTCGCCGGTCTTCAAGTCCCTGATGATTACCCGGTGGCCGGGCACGTATTGTGTCATGGGGGTGGTGGTCATGGTCCCCTCAATGGTTGATCGGCAGCGGCTGTGCCTGCCCGTTTGCTGGCTGTTCCAGTGCTTTGGCGATTCGTTCTAGGAGCCCCTTCACCGCTTCAAAGCTCAGGGATACCATGCCGGACATATCGCTGGAAATTCGTTGCCCGACCGTTTCGTCTTCCGGTAGCCTTGTCAGACCGGTGCGGTTCAGGAAGTCGCCGCGCACATTGGCCACGTAGTTCCGCGTTTCCTCTCCTCCGCCTGCGATCCCGTACTTGTCGTATTTGGTTTCGCCCTCGTTGTAGGCTCCGAGCATTGACTGCATGTTCCATTTGTACTTCTTGCCCAGGTAGGCAAGGTGCCGGGCTGCCCCGTCAATGTTTTCTCCGGCGTTCATCGGGTTTTTCACGCCGAGCGCTTTTGCGGTTGCTGGCATCAGCTGCATGATCCCCATCGCACCTTTCGGGGATACTGCGTCTGACTTGAATCCACTTTCCTGCTTCGCCACGGCGAGCAGCAGTTCCACTGCCACGCCGTGTTTTTTGGATGCTGCCAGCATCTCCTTGTAGTAGGGGAGCTTGGTGCTCTCCCTGGACAGCTTCTCCTTCACGATCTTCTTCTCGTTGCCCTTGAAAACCGTGTTGACGAAATCGCTGTTCAAGATGCTCTCGGAGCCTTCCAGCGCGGTGGTTTCAATCGGGGACACGATCGCGTCGATCCCCTCTCCGGCGCGGGCCTTGAGGTCTGTCTTCATGGCCTCGCGCACCTTCTTGGCGTAGGCGGGGTTCTCCTTGATCTGCTTTAGCATGGCGGCGAGCGCTCCGCTCTCGTTCCCGCCCAGCTTATCCTTGTGCATCCCGTTTAGCGCCCCGGTTTCTGGGTCAAACAGGGTGAGGAGCTGCTCCGACGTCTTCCCCTTGGCCCATTCGGGGAACTTTGTTTCTAGCCATCCAGCCTTCCCGGCGCGGTCCAGGCCTGGGGGCATGTCGGACAGGAGCTTCTTCATCAGGTCGGGCCGCTCCATGAATCCGCCCTGGCGCAGCATGTTCATTTCGTGGATCTTCTTGTACGTCATGGGGCCGCTGAACATACCCACGGCGTTGGCGATGGCTATCTCTCCTGCTGGGGATCCTGCACCCTGCAGGCCGTTCTGCAGCGTGTTGGTCAGGTTGCCGCTCTTCAGGTAGGCGGACATCTCCGGGTTTTTCTCCCGCATAGCTGCCGTGGCCAGGGCAAGGGCCGTCGCCACGCTTCCCTCGGTGAGCCCGGCCCCCTTGCGTGCCTCGGCCATTACCCGGAGGTGCCCCTCTACCAGCTTCATGGTCTCGGGCATCCTGGTCTTCTCGATGCCCTGCTGCTGCATGGCGATCAGGGTCGAGGCCGGAAGGTTCTGGCTGCCGGTGGTCTGGTAGATCGAAGCGCCGAAGCCTCCGACCTCGGAGGTGTTCATGCCGTAGGCCTTGGCGAACATCTCGGTGTTGTAGCCCATGCGGCCCAGCCTTTTGCCGCTCAGGCCCATGCTGCGGGTCAGCTGCTCCTGCAGCGCATAGTGCTCCATCGGATCGACGCCGTATGCCGCTGCGGCTCCTCCCCCTGCACTGATATCCCGCACGCCTCTGGCGTAAAGCTGGTCCTCGTGCCCCACGTACTCCTGGTACTTTCCACGGGACTGGCTGAGAAAGCTCATGACGGAGAATCCACCTGCCGCTGCCAGCGCCCATCCCAGGGCCTTCTTCATGCTGGTGCCCTGCTGCTCGGGGTCGGTCCCCGCATTTGCCAGCACTCCGGAGTACTGCCGGGCTCGGTCCTGTAGCGGCTGCAGCTTGGCCTGCTGCTTCTCCATGTAGGCGAGCCGCTCCCGTGCGGTTTTCTCCTCTCCCTCGATCGCCGCCTCTCGCTCCATGCGGGCCTGCATGTGATCGGGCGCGACTCTGCCCATCATAAAGTCGCGTCCGATATTTTCCTTTTCTGCAGCCAGTTTCTTCAGAGACTCACGTGCTTTATCGATCTCGTCCGTCCACTTGGAAAAGCTGACCTGTACGCGCTTGCCAAGCCCCTCTGCTTCTTCGAATTGTTTTTTAGGGAGGAGTCCTCCTCTGGTGGTAGCTGCCCTTGAAAGCTCGCCCATGCGTCGCACTTCTTCGCGGGTTTTTGCCATCCAGTCCGGTATGTTTAGCTCATCTTTGGAGGATGGCTCGCCCTGCCCATGGATTTGAGGGGTAGGGGGCGTTGCCAGTGGTTGATGCCCCCCTTGCAATTGCTCTTTTTTGGCAGCCTCTAGGACTTGGGAGCTCTCTCTTGGTAGCCGCTCCATTTGGGGTGCGGTCGGGGTGGTGCGGGTGTGCCTCTCCAGCGGCATCCCTTTCGACCGCTGTCCTTGATGATGCTTTATCCGTGCAAGGGCCTCTTTCTCTTTCGCCGTGATGGCGTCCAGTCGGCTGGCTGATGCGGGATGGTGTTCCGCCCACTTCTCCATCTGCCGCTCTTTGACGGTGGTGACGGGGCGCAGGGCGCGGTCTTCCAACGGGAACACTTTTGCCTTTTGGTCTTGCAAGTGCTTTATCCGTGCAAGGGCCTCTTTCTCTTTCGCCGTGATGGCGTCCAGTCGGCTGGCTGATGGATCAGCCTGGTCCGTGGCTTGTTGTCGCTTGTTATGCGCTGCCCCGCGCCGGAGGTTGGCCTTTTCAACGGCTAGCTTTTTGAGGGCATCTTTTGCATTGTCTATTTCAGTTGTCCATGTGCGGATGTCGTCCCTCACCCGTTTGGCCAGATCTCCGACTTCGGCGAACTGCTCTTTTTGGATCAGTCCTCTGCCCGCCCCCGAAAGCTCGCCCATGCGCGCGATTTCCTCGCGGATTTTAGTCACCATTGACGCAGTATTCGCCAGCTCATCACTGCTACCTACGCCGATGGCAATGTCGTCCTGTCCCTGCATGCCAGTCCAGGATCTATTAAGAGCCTCGACTTCTCGACGTGCCTCGGCCACTTGTCGTGAATCTACCTTTATGCCAATTTCAAGCGCCATGCTCTATCCTCTTGGGACTGGTTCAAATCCGCCTGGTGTCACTCGGAAAATCTCGTTCAGGTCTAGTTCTTCCCCTGCTGCGATCCTGCTCTGCACCTCGTCCGCCAGCCTATCGCCTGTCAATAGCAAGGGCTTCCCGTCTATGGTGCAGACCGGGCACCACCTCTGGTGGGTTTTACCTTCGCACCTGGGGCAGGTTTTCAGTTTCTCCCCCTGAGCCATCAGATCATATTCATATTCCAGGGCAATCTCCTCGTCGGTGATGGCCAGGAACAGCGGATCGTTAGGCGGGAGGTTATACTTTCTCCGGTACCAAAGGCTCAAACTCCCCCTTTGCGCCTCCGCCAGCTCCGCCACCTTTCGCAGGTCGAAAGGTGGCCAGAAAGGCCTGCACCTCCTCCCATACAGCCAAAGCCGCGTTCTCGTCCGTGTCGTCGAACATCTGGTCCATGCCGAACCATTTCGGAAGATCGCTCACCGCTACATGCTTCACGAATGCGTCGATGTAGGACAAAAGCTTAGTGCCTTCGCCGATCAGTCGGAGGTCGACCGTGCCGTAGACGGCCATGCTCGCGGCATCTTTTAGTGCGATCATTTTCTTGTCGTGAGCGCTGGGCCGCCGCACGGTAAATTGCCCGGCGTATTTTTCGCCGAACGGCTCTTGGGTTTCGGGATCCAGGGTGTTCTGGATGCTGAACGAGTGCTGGTTCTTCAACATAAAAACCTCCGCGATATAGTTGGTCGTGCTTTCTGGTACATTACTTCGCCCTGTAGCGTATGGCAAATATTTTGCCTCTACGCAAAAGGGGGGCCGGTGTGACCCGGTCCCCCTTCCTGGTGTCATTCCTTGCGGAGTGCTGCTTAGACTGCTTTGTGCCGTGCGTAAATCTGGAAGCTCTGGCCAGTGATCTGGTGCTTAGCGTAGGTGCGGCTGTGGCTGGCGAATTTGCAGCCACGTAGCTCTCCACGGTGCTGTAGGTGAGCGCGTCCTGGATCTCCACCTCGAATTCTGGGGACGACAGCCAGTCTCCCGATTCCGGCACGAGGTTCAACTGGCGCAGGTTCTGGTTCACAACGAAGTAGGAGGAACCGCTGATGCGGTGGGTCAGCTTGCCGGGCACGTACTCCTGCACCTCGAGGTTGCCGAGCCCGTCCACCTCCTGGAGCCCGAAATCGTCGCTCACTTCGACGTTCTGGGCAACTCCGATTACTGTCCCGGCGATCTTGAAAATCGCCCGGTTGCCGGTCATGGTTTCTTTCATGTTGCGTTGCCTCCCTTTTTTAAAATTAATATGCGCTACACCGGGGGCCGCTTAAAGCCCGATCGAGAACTTTGTCGGCAGCAGGTGGTAAGTGGAAAAGATCCAGTTAATCGGCAGCACCGGCTTGGCTGAATAGTCGATGTACCTAACGACCCCGTCTGCACGAAGCGTCGTCGCTTTCGGGTTATACGAGGTGATGATCTCGTCGCGAAGAGCAGCTTCGAGCACGGCATTGGTGGTGTTGATGATCGTTGTGTCCATCCCCGGCGTTCCCGGCTTGCCGATAAGCAGTTCGTGCCGGTTGCGGACTTCGCGTGCCAGGTAGTCAGCACCGCGTCCGACCGAGAATTCCACCCGGTAAAGGTCCGCGTCCTGCGCCCAAGTTGTGATTTGACGTGAAATCACATAACCTGCCTCCTGGACCAGATCAGGGATCGGAACGGCGCAATGCCCTTCGAGCAGATCATTTATCTCGGTGTTGCGCAGATTCACCTCGAGGCCGATGCAGCTCAGGTATTTCCGCGTGAGCGGGGTAACAGGCGAGGCCCCTCCCGCCATCCCCGCATATATGCAGGCCGTAATGTAGGCCGGGTAGAGTTTCACGTTGCCATTCGGGTCGTACTGCTTGCACCCCAGGCCGACGTGCACTGTCCGGTCGCTGTTTATGGCAGTGACCGCAGCTTTCAGTGCGGCAACAGCCGCAGTTCGACCAACTTCAGTGGACCATGTCTGCAATGCTCCTCCGACGAACTGCCGTCGCTCGCTTTTGCCGATGGGGCCGGACATGTAGTTGCAGTGCGCGTCTCCCATTGAGTGGATCGCCGGGGCGCTTGTGAGCGGGACCAGCACATCCATGTTGACGCTCTTCAGGAGATCAAATGCCGCCTGCCAGTCATTGTTTGTGGTCGTGCCGTCAACGGCACCGGCAAGGAACGTCCAGGACACGTTTGCCGGGGCAGCTATGGCGTCCGCCACCCGGCTCGGGCTGACATATGCCGAACGCTCGCCCAGCCGGTCTATAATCGCCTGCAGGTCGGCTTTGGCTGTGAAGGCAGCCGTCTTGATGTCCTGCGAGGTTGCGCCGTCCAACTGCATCCCCAAGTCGTTTTTCGGCGATTTGGTGATAGCCGTCACGGTGTACTTGCCTGTTGCGGCAATGGCGTCGAGGATCGCCTGAACATTGGTGTACACGTTCAGGTCGATAGACAGGTTGTCGGCGGTCGCTCCAGCGCAGGCGGTTGAAAGAATATGGCCTGCGGCAGTCGGCGTGATTGTCAACGCGCAGGAAGAACCCAAGCCGGTGTATTGGATGCTGAAGGAGCTCTTGGTGATATCGTCGTGAATTTCCGTGTTGTCGAGAAAGGCCACCGTGACTTTTTTCCCGACGGTCGTACCGTTCTCTAGCTTGATCTTGATCTGATTGGCGATCAAACCATAGATGTAGCTGTCGAACTTCAGCGATGTGCCCAGCGTCAGTGCGGCAGCGGTTGAGGGGTTGACCGGCAGCAGGTAAACCTCTGTTGCGCCAGGTGTCCCCGGTGACGGGTTGAAGACCAGCTGGGCGGCGAGTCTCGCCTCCTCGTTGGATGGTGCCAGCAGGGCATTTGCCAGCGTCGAATCGATCTGTTTCAGCGTCTTTGGCGCAAGGAGGCCGGTCATCTCTCCCAGAATACAGACCTTGTTGGCGCTGCCGAGCTGAACGGCGCTAAGCGCCGAAGAGTCAATAAACGACCCGGCTTGCGGACGCACATAATATGCCCCCTTCCAGAGCACTCCTGTTCCTACTCCCATTGTCAGTTCCCTCCCTTGTTGTTGGCTTCAGATTTCATCCATTCTGCCCATGGCATTGCAGCAGGCTGCCTGTTGTAAAGATCGAGCAGGCTGGCCCACTCTCCTCGCGGTCGAGCACCGCTAATTCCCGCTGCGTCGACCACACTTCGGAAGCCTGCTTTTGTTTCAACCATTGATGCCGGTTGCTCGGACAGGTACTCTTCAAGTGTGAGCGGGAATTCGGTCGGCCCTTGCTCTACTACTGTTTCGGTTACATCTGTTTTTGCCATGGTCATGCTCCTTTTTATCCTGCCGAAATGTTCGTCCCTTCTGCATAGGTCCCGTTTGGTATCCTCTCGTTCCAGGTGTTCGCCACGGTGGCCGACAACCGGATAGCCCGGTTGAACACCGTGTTCGGCTGCAGGGTGTTTTCGTCCGCCCTCAAGTCCTGGATGAAGATGTTCACCTCAGAAATGCCCGCTCTGGCCAGATCGTCGAAGGCTTCGCAGATAAAGCGCTGCACGAGCCTGGAAAGCCAGATAGCCTCGTCCTTGGTGGCGCAGACCGTGTGAATATCCCAATTGCTCTTCTCGTAGTAGCCCTTCTCGATGGCATATGCTACGACCGCTCCCGTCCCGTCGGTGATCGGCTTGCTCTGCCCGGTGAGGTCGTTCATGAACCTGTCGCTGTCGCCCGCGCCCAGGCTGATGGCTATCTGGGGGAACGGCACTTCCAGTAGGGGAAAGCTGGCGATCACATAGACGTTGCTCCCCTTGTGCTCGCGCACGTCGTTGACAAAGGTCTTCCTGGTGAGGTAGGCGGTGATCTGCGCCTGCTCTGCCACGTCCAGGTCTTCAAAGAGGTCTTCTATGAGGAACGTCGGGTCGGCCTTGGCCGCGTTAAACTCTGCGGTCAGGATGCGGACCAGCTGCTTGTCTACGTTGGGAAATCCCATTACTCCACTCCTATGGTGCCAATAGCGGTGATGAGGTCGGCCTTGGCCGCGTCGCGGATCATCTCTTCTACTGCCGGTCGGCAGTAATTGGTTACCCCTTCTGCTATGTGGTGCGCCGGGTATCCGGGGTGCCACCAGCTCAGCGGGTCCGAGTTGGCGCTGACGATGCGGAAGGTCATGTGCTTGTTCGAGGTGCTGCCTGCATACTTCTTCTCAATGCGGACCATCCCCTCGTGAATGTCGTGCTTGTGCTGGTATCCGGTGGTGGCGTTCTTGCCCGGCGTGCTGGTGGCGGGGAGCCTCCCGCCCCACTTCATGCCCTTGCCGCTTTTTACGCTGGCCTTCAGTTCCCGCGCCTGCTGGTAGATGTCCTTCGGCATAGGCCGGAAGTTGCTGTTCGGTGTGTTGCTCGCGCTTGTGCCGTGGCGAAAGGGGATAATGTTATACTTGACCCCCTTCTTGCTCACGCGGGCCTTGGGGCCGTTCAGCAGCATGGGCTTCATGTCCCAGGGGCCTTTGCCGTTCTCCAAGTCCCTGGCGATCTGCTTATCCGAAATGACCGACTGCTCTAACCCGCCCTGCCCAACTAAACGGCTGCTGCGAATAATGCTTTTGGCGTAGATGTCTCGGAGCCCGATGTTCGCCGTTGGTGTGCGGGCTCCTGGCACCTGCAGCGTCCCCATCACGACCTGCTGCCACGTTGCTGCCACATAATTCGCAGCTAGCGTTATGGCCATTTTCAGGTTCGGCGTGTCGGCCATTAGCGGTTCTCCACGAGGTGCTTCTTGCGCAGCATGACCTTGTTCCCCATGTCAACTCCGGCGCTGATCCGGGTGATGGGGGGCACGAAGGCCAGCCACTCGATGTAGGCGGTGTATTTGAAGGAGTACCGGAGCCCTGCTGCAGGCTGCTTGCCGTCGGTCGCCTTCCCGGTCCAGGTCCAGACGATCTCCTTTCCCTGTAGCCGGTAGTCGCGGTCCTGCTTGTAAAACACCTTGTTCTGATCGATGCAGACCATACCCTTCACGCCAGCGTAATAGAGCGTTTCGCTCGGGCCGGTGCCTCGTATCAGGACGTCGCCCTGGCCGAATGGCAGTGGCCATGTGAAGGTGATCTTGTCTCCTTCAGATATGGTGTTCTCGGACGTCGGGGAAAATACGCAGTCTCCAGGGTTGAACACTCCGGTTTCCATCAGTTCGCGGCGCTGCGATATGTCCGTCACGAGGCCGACGATCCTCTGCTCATTCAGGTAGAGCCAGCCGCCATTTTCATGCTCCATGCAGTTGGGGTCCGGCTGTCCGTCGGCTCCGTGGCAGAAGCAGCGCATGCCGATCGAGTGGAGGACTTCCTCGCCTTCCTCCTCGGTGAACTGGTCTATGGTCGGGACGGGAATCGCCATTACATCACCACGCAAGGAATGCCGCGATACTGGTTCCGCAGCTTGGGCGCGTTCTTATCGGCCCACTCCTTGTATTCTTGGATGGTGGTGTCATAGATGCCCTTGGCGTTGTAGCTACGGCTGTGGCTCACTCCGTCCTTGCTGGTGCTCTCGGATGTGGTGCCTGCTCGGTACGCCTGCTCGGCGGTGGTCAGGATCGACACGGCGGCCAGCAGGCCTACGAGCTTCAGAATGTCGCCCGGCGTGTTCTCCTCGACTCCGATGGTCCCCTTGTAGCGCCAGAAGTCCGGAATAAACTCGCGGGATCCCCAGAAATTGAGCTGGGAGAAAAAGGTGTATAGATAGCTGTACTGGCTGTTGTACGGCAGGATGTTCAGCATTCCGGACTTCCGGTTTACGGTGATTGCGCCTGCGGTGATGGTAAGCGCCAGTGTGTTCCCCATGAAGCCCTCGACCTTGCCGATCTTTGAAATTTGGTGGTACGGGATCTGCATCTGCCACGCCACGCCACGGGTGTTAAAATCCCGTGCCTGATACATGATCGGTGCCGCCTTGTAGTCGAAATACTCGCCCTGGGCCGGGTTGGAAAAGTAGGGCTCGGTTGCTATGCGGGCGGGCTCCAGGTTCACCTTGAGCCGCACCTCTGCTTCCTGGGTGGCCTTCTCGATCTCGCGCCGGATAAACTCGTCGTCTAAACTTTCATCCGCGAGCAGGATCCCCTCGGCGGCGTCGGCGTCCGGGAGCCCGAACGGGTCAATGTCCACCTCAATCCAGTTGCTCCCCTTGGAGTCGATTAGGATGGCGTTCTCGGCGTCCTCAATGGTGATGGCTGGGCCGTTGTCCCAGGTCAGCGTGTGGGCGCTTGCGTCGTAGCTCAGCGCCTTCACGCCTGCCCTGGTCCCCTTGGAAACGTCGGTGATGGTGACGCCGGTCACGAGTGAGGGCTGGCGCTTGGCGGCCAGCTTGTAGCCCGCAACCAGATGGAGCCCCTGGCAGTAGGATTTCCGCATCTCTGCGGCGGTGATCAGCGCCACCGAAAAGTCCTTGGTGGCGCTGACGTCCCCTTGGGTGGCTTCCACCGTGTAAACGCCACGGCTGATGTGCGTGTCGCCGTTGTCGTCCTTGATGTTGGTCAGGTCGATCGGCACGACGACGCCTTTGCTGGCGTCGCCGCTGAATACGACCGGCGTGCTCCAGATGGTGACCCCCTTCTTCACGAGAGACACCACTGCCGCTTCCCCAACGAGCCCGGTGGCCGGGGTGGGGAGTACCCGCACCCTGACCACCGATCGCAGGGATTCGAGGCGGCTGTACTCCGCCTTGTCCGTGTCTATCTTTAAGGAGGTCAGCATCTACTGGACCTCTGCTGCTTCGACGCTGGTAAAGGTCGTGCTCGGGTCGGTGGCGGTGTAGGTGAGGGTGGATGCGGCACCGGAAACACCGGCACCCACAGTGACGCCCGTGTGCGTATGGGAGCCCTGCTTGGTCTTCACCTCAAGGAGCAGCGTCACGGCTGCGGCCAGCTTGGTTTTCAGCTCGTCCACTTCGCCGACCAGCTTGTTCATCTCCTCGCGCATGGCCTTCACTTCGCCGAAGTTTGCGACCATGTTGCTTCCGAATTTACGTTTTTTACGCGCCATCGTGTTTCCCCTCCCCAGGCTTGAAAGCGGGGAGGCGGTTGTCCGCCTCCCTTTTGGTTGGTGCTGCTATGGTGACTACGCGGCCTTGATCTCGGCTTTGCGCTCGGTGGCTGCTGCGGTTACTTCCGGGCTGTCGTTGGTGCCGACAACTGCGTCAACCTCTTCGTCCGTCTCGGCCAGCTTGATGGCGTCGAGGAGCGGCGCGATGGCCGGGTCCACCGTTTTGCCTTCTTCCTTCTTCTCGAAGGGGGGTGCCAGATTACCCTTCTTGGCTTCCTTGGTGTCCTTAGCTTTCTGTGCAGGGGTGCGAGTGTCCTTCTTCTCGCTCTCCATCTCTGCCAGGAGTTCCTTTCTAAGCTCCTCCTTCAACTCCTCGCGGTTCTGCTCGGGACTATTCCCGCTCATGAGGTCGTCGGCAGCTTTCTGCGCCAGGGGATCGGCGGCCAGGGCTGCCTCGATGACGGCCTGGGTATTCACGGGCTGGGCTCCCCTGGTACCGGGCTTCCAGTATTCGGAGGGAATCTTCAGGAACTGCTCGGCCTGCTCGTGGGTAACTTCGGCGAAACCGATGGGGCCGGTTTCGTCGTGCTTTTCGTAGAAGGTAACGGTGGAACTCTTGCCCTGTTTGGTGGTGACGCCGACCCGGCCTGTGAACACGGAGCAAATCTGAACGCTCGACATATAAACTCCTTTAAGTGGTAGTTAGAAAAAGGGAGGCGGGCTTGCCGCCTCCCTTTTGTGGTGCATTGCTATACGCTACAGACTAGGCCGGGGTAAAGGTGCCGCAGTTCTTGTAAATCTTGACCCTTTCCGGGGCCTTGATCACGCTGACGATGTAGAGCAGCAGCAGGAAGGGGAAGGTGGTCCCCTCCTGCGGCAGCGGCATCTTGATCATCGGCGTCATCTGTGCGATGGCGATGTCGCGGGCCTCGGGCTTGATCATCAGGGCGAGGCCGTCGGACTGCTTGCCGTTGGCGTCGGTGGTGAACCAGCCGTTCTTGTCCACGAAGGTGATGTTGCCGGAGGTGCTCTGTGCCACCTTGGCAATCCACTTGTGGTCGGAGCCGTCGGCCAGCTTGCCGCGATAAATGCGGTAGCCGGTGGCCCCTGCCAGCCGGGTGATGACGGTGGTCACCTTGCTGGTAGCGTCCGGGATGGCGACGGCGTCGGTGATCACCGGCAGGCTCTCGCCGGTATCGTTAAAGGCCGCGATGGAGTAGTAGACCGTCCCGGCAATGTGGTTGCCTACGGCGTCGTCGGCTGCTGCGGGCTGGGTGGTGATCGCCGGGGTGGCGGGAACGTTGGCGGGCGCGGCAGCGACCGGAGCGGCGGCTTCCACTTCCTGCAGGAGGATGGAGTGGTCGAACTCGAAGGTGCCGAACTCCGAATCGTACTTGTTGATGCTCTGGCCGGGGACGTAGTTCGCGTTCACGGCGCTGTCCTTGTTGAAGCGGACCTGGTTCCTGGTGCCGAACTGCTTGTTGAGGCCGCTGGAAACGTGCGGGCTCTGCAGAATCTGGTAACCGTTCACCGAAGGCTGCTTGCCGGTCGTGATCAGATCCTGGGCGGCGTCGTCCAGCTCGTCGAAGGTCAGGGGCGCACCCTTCATGTCGATCACGTTCGCGCCGTTGTCGGCGAGCAGCTGGGTCAGCAGTCCGTCGAAGTTTACTTCCTCGCCGTTCTCGTCGAGGATGGCTTTCTGGCCGAACATCAGTTCACGCTCGACCTTCTCCAGCAGCTCCAGGGTGCGGTCGCGGTTTTCGCGGACCGTGGGGTCTTCGAAGCTCCCGCCGTTCTGCCCGGTGATGAGCATCTGGTGGGTCACTCCGCCTTTTACGCCCAGGAACTTGTTGTAGATGCCCTTTCTCTCGAAGGAGCTGGTGCCGCCCTTCGGCGCTCCGCCCTGGCGGAAGCCTGCACCACCGGAACGGTTCGAGCCGAAGCCCTTGTGGACGTTGTACTCGTAGTACGGCTGGGCGCTCGGCACCTTGGGCAGTTTGTTGAACAGCTTGAAATGCTGCTCAGTGATCAGGACTTCGGTCATGACCGAGTCCAGGTTCTCCAGCATCAGCGGGCCGGACTGGATGCCGCCGGGGCCGCTGTTGGTGGTGGTAAGTGCTTTGCGGAGATCGTCGACGATCTGGTCCCCGGTCAGGCTATATCCGCCTGCTTTCAGCATCATGTCAAAACTCTGGATATCCACGCTAATTCCTCCCTTTTTGAGTGCAGGCCTGTTGTAAGACCGTTAAATGCCGATGAGCGTCTTTACTTCGTCGGGCAGCCGGTTGACGTCCTTGTAGGTGCCCCACACCGAGAGGTGGCGGGAATCGATCTTGCCTTCCTGGACTGCCTTGGTCAGGTCGTCGCCGATTTCGGAAAGGGATTTGGTCAGCGTCTCTTCCTTGCCGTCGACCAGCTTCACGCCGAGGACCGCAGTGTTCGGCATGACCGGCCTGCCGCCCAGGGTGGCCACGGATTTCTGGATGGTTTCCAGATCCTCTTCGCGGGACTTCTTCAGGGTGGCGATCTCTCCGGACTGCGCGGTAATCACACCGGCCATCTTGAGGTTGAGGTTGGTCAGGGCTGCCATGCTCTTGCACAGCGTCGAAAGTTGCTCCTGAATCCCGCCGTGGGACTTCTGGATCGTCTCCTCGAGAGCTGCATACGCCTCGCTGGCCTTCACCAGTTCGTCGTACTCCTCCTGCTCGGCTTCCTGGGCTTTGCGGAGTTCTTCCTCGGCGGCGAGGCGGAGGGATTTCTCCATCTCGGTTTCCTCGTCGCCCTCGGTTTTGCCGCCCTTGTCGTCCGCGTCGTTGTCCCCGGATTTCTTCAGGGGGTCGTCCCCTGCAAGTTCCGCTTCCAGCGACTTGGTAAGCGCCTCCAGATCGTCGGTAGCTTCATCGCCGGTTTTCTGCGATTTTTCGAGCAGGTCCAGCTCGGCCATCGTGTCGTCGTACTGTTTTTTGGCTTTAGCCCTTGCGTCCATGCGTATATTCCTCCCCTCTTTAATTGCCTATGAGACCGGCTTGTTTGACGAGCGCCGCAAGGTCGGGACGGTGCGGCGCGTTATGGATCACTTTGCGCAGGAACGATATGCTTTGGTCCTTGGATAGCCCCTGGCATTTCTGAAGGTGGTTGGCTGCTCCCACCACTCCGTTCTTGAACTTCCAGTTTTCATCGCAGCAGCCGCAGGCGGTCGGGTTCATCCCGTACAGGAGCCCCGAGGTGCCCCGGTCCAGGTTCTGCAGCATGAGCGGCGCGGCGGATTCGGTGGACATGGCTTTCTGCACTTCGTCTTCCGCATGGCTTCCGCAGCTGTGGCCGGGCACGTAGAGCATGTGATCCGGGTTGCAGCGCCCGCAGCACATGGATTTCATGAACAGCTCGACGCTTGCGTCCTCGTTCACCGGCTTGTGGGTAACGGCGCAGTGCCGGACCACGGACTTAACCACCTTCTTGCCGTGCCGCTGCAGGACGCCTCCCTCGACCGAATAGGCAAGGCTCCTGTTACCGCCAGATTTCTGCATGGCCATACCGAGCGCCCACATTTCGTCTGCGAGCCGCAGCTGGTCGCTGTTGACGTCGACGGCGGCGGCACCGTTGAAAATTTCGCTTTCCAGCCACCATCCCTTGTCCCGGATCTCGGCGCTGAGCGGGTAGCCGATGATAATCGGCATCTTTGCTCTGGATCCGCAGCTGGGGCAGACCGGGCGATCAGACACCACTTGGCATTGCAGGCACTTGCCCTGGTGGTCGTAGTTCATGAAGCCGGATTTCAGGAGCGGGGAAAAGTCCATCCCGTGCTGCAAAACAGTTTCGCCGTCCTGGTCCTTGCTCGCGGTGGATGCGTAGCCCCGGAGAATGCGGCGCGGCGTGCTGCTGCCCTGGCTCTTTCTGAGTTCCAGTTCCACCGGCAATTCAAATAGGACTTGGTCTTCTGCTTCCATTCCGGGCTCCAAACGCAAAAAGGCGACTCCGGTAGTACCGGTAGTCGCCTATAACTGGACGGGTCATTTGCCTTTCGGCTACTCCCCGTTGTTCCCTGTCAAGCGTGTCTCTTTGATTACGAGGTTTCCCTTGGGGGTTGCCTCTATGTTTATTTCCCGGCCCTTGTAGTGGAACCTGAGCGGCAGGTCCGTTCGGGTCAGTACCGGGATCGCCTCTTCTGCGCCCTGGCTGCTTTTGCGAAGCAGGTATATTGTGCGCGGCTTGGCCATTTCGCTGTAGCGTATGTCAATAATTTCACTCGGTCAAACTTTTTGTCTTTTCCGATATCATTTTCCGTGGCGGCCTTTCTTTGCGCGTAGGTATCTTGGTGTGTAGGAGGTGTCTCGTGGGTGATCTTTGTCTCTTCCCCCCAGCCGCGCCGTCGGCTGCTGGGCTTATCACTTCTGGTCCCGCTCCGACCGGGCTGGTCCTTTCCATCCGGCAGCCGTGGGCGTGGCTTATCGTCAATGCTGGCAAAGATATTGAAAACCGCTCCTGGCGGACAAAGGTGCGGGGCCGCGTCCTGATCCATGCGGCTAAAGGCGTGACGAAGGACGAGTGGCGCGGTTCCTGGGATTGGGTGCGGCAGCGGTGCCCGGAGGCTTGGGAAAAGGGGTGCAGGGAGATCATGGCGGGCACTATTGAGCGCGGCGGTATCATCGGCGAGGCGGAGATCGTGGATTGCGTCAACAGGTCGGATTCACCCTGGTTCATGGGGCCGTATGGCTTTGTGCTGCGCGATATCAAGCCGCTGCCCTTCTATCCCTTAAAGGGGCAGTTGGGGTTCTTCAGGATCTGAAAGGGAAGGGGAGAGGAGACAGCGCCTCCCCCCTTCCCTTTATCGCCCGCACCTCTTCCGGCTGATCCCCTTGGGCGCTCGGGCCTTCGCCCTTTTATACGCTCGTTCGCATGTCAGCAGTATCCCGGAGGTCTTGTCCACCACAAAGCGCCAGCCTTCTGTGGTGAGGTAAACCGCTGGCTGATATCCGTGGTTAATCAGCCGGACAACTTGCCCATGCCCCAGGTCTTCGAAAACCGATGTCTCGATCAGGCGGTACAGTTCTTTGCGCCAGCAGGCTGGGCGTCTGCCTTCCCACCTTTCCAGAAAACGGTCCCAGGCGTGCTGGGTTATGCTATCCCTGTCGTGGCCCACCCGTTACCAGTAGGCACCGGCAAGAAGTCGGGTCTTCCTAGCCTTCTGCAGTCTTTCAAGCTTGCTGTAATAGCTCGCGTCTTCCCGCAGGTGGGCGAGGACGATCTTGGCGGTCAGGACCAGATCACCTCCTGTCACGTCCCGGTGCTCCATCTCCTCCTTCATCCCCTGGTAGAACTCCTCCGGGTTCAGATCGTTCCAGTTGCCGCCTGCAGCGGTGCAGGCCTCCCGATATGCCTTCTGGGCACGTTCCCGGATTTCCGCGACGGTGAAGAGCGCCTTCTGCAGCCTGCCGCTCTTGCTCTCCCCGGAGTAGCAGTGCGGGTCTTTCTTCAGGTTGGCGATCACTACCCTAGCGGCTCCCGCGATGCTTCCGTGCTTGCCGTCCTCCTCGAACATGCCGTCGCAGAATGCATCCAGGTCTACCTGCTTCCAATCGATGCCCAGCTGGTCCCCGAGCTTCTTGCAGTACTCCTCTCCGGACTTCCGCAGGGGCTGCCCCTTGGCCTCGCTCGATAGCACGTGCGCCTTGAATTCCTCGAAAGGCCAGATGCTCATGCCGCCGTAAAACTGCGGGTCGCTGTAGCTCGCGGAGAATGCCCGCTGGGCCGCCTCGGGGCTTCCTACTCCCAGGACGCATTTGTCCTCGTCGTACTCAGTGAAGTCGGGGGCCTTCGTGGTGTGGATCACGTAGACCTCGGGGGCGCTGTGGTCCGGGCCGACGAACACGTCCACGTGGTCCCCGTCGGTGCCCAGCGTCCCCTTGATGTAACCGTAGGGGAGCGCCATCCGGGACATGCCCTCGCTCTTGTTGTGCGGGTCGTACCAGACCCGGCAACGGGAGCGCCCTGTCTCGATCGACACCTCCAGGCCGTTGAAGTTTATGCGTCCGTCAAGCTTTCGCGCCTTTTGCATCGTTTCTGCACGCAATGCGTGCTTTTTCTTTAAAAGTATCAGCATGCCTGCGCTCCTCTTTTGCGGATGAGGTACGCTACGCGGCGGGCGGTTTCCTGCCGTCCCTGGTCGCGGCCATAATTCTGCATGGCCTTCTGCAGGGTGCCGCTCGTCTTGATCGTGGCGAACAGCTTGTCAAAGGCGGCGTTGATGCGGGTCCGCTCTTCTCCTTCGGGGTAGGGCTTGATCCCCTCCAGCACATAGTACTTGTTGTCGGCGTAGCTGGTCAGGTAGGTGTTCTCCCGCTTGCGCTCGTGCAGCTTGTCGCTGACGTAGGCGGCGAAGGCTCGGGCCGCCATTTCCTTTCGGCTCTGCCAGTAGCCACTTCCCTTCGTGCCCGCGTCGATCTTCTGGGACTCGACGTAGTACTTGCTGCCGGTCTTAAATCCGATAGCATCGTAGGTGCCCTCGGTGCCCGCATGGACTGCCACGGCCATTTCCCGGTAAAGCTCGTACTGCTTCTTGGCCTTGTGGCCGCCCACGGCTCCGAACTTGCCTGCGGTCATGGCGTCGAATGCGCCCTGCACTGCCTCGGATAGGTCTTTGGCTGTGGCGATCATGTGGATGGTCGGTGCCCCGTAGAAGTTGCTCTTACGTGCCCGTTCCACTCTTTGCAGCCAGTGCTCCTTCTCCGCCTCGGTGATGGTGACCTTGATTTTGATCGACTCGTTGTGGCCGCCGTTCTCCATCTCGAAGGCCAGATCCTTGAACGCCTGCAGGACCGGGGTGGTCGGCGCGGAATCGGTTGCATAGGTTTCGCGCCCTTTTCGTTCTCCGGTTTCGATCTCTCCTGCCACGTCGTCCAGGAAGTGCAGCCACTCGTGGGCGAGGCTTCCGCCGCCCTTCATCTTGGTCAGGTTGATCACCCGGTACTTGTTCTCGTAGTGGGCGGCAGCTCCCGGCCCGAACACTCCGCCGCTCCCCCTGGCACCGAAGGCGACCGAGAGGCGTCCGTTCATGCTGATCTCGCTGCTGGGGATGCCCAGGATATCCGCCATGTCCTGGAAGGCCATAGCGCACTGCTCAGTGTGGTGTTTCGCTGCGTTCAGGTCTTTCAGTACCCAGTTGCCGCTTTGCACGTTGGCGAGGTTAAATTCCCTCTTGATGTCGTCGGTGCCGTAGTCGGCTTTGGGCAAGGGAGCACCGCCGATGCGCTCCACGTTCTCCGCTACCTTCAACTGGAACTGCACAGAGGTCTTGCTGGCCGCCCTGGGCTTGGTGTCTTTCTCCAGCCAGTCCCAATTCTGAACCTTGCCGCTCCTGGCGGTGGCCACGTGCGTGCCGAAGGCATCGGAGCCTTTGTAGCTGCTGTAGTTGATGGCGTTGAAGAACTTCTTGCCGAAGCTGTTCCAGCCTCTGGTAAGCGGGTGGGTCAGGATGTTGATGTTGATCACGTTTTCCTTGAAGGCCCTCTGTTCCTTCCAGGCGGCAGTGGATGCCTTGTCGGCCTGCTCCGTAGCCGCTTGGTTGGCGGCTCTCCACGCCTGATCCACCTGATACAGTGCGTCGACGTCTTTCTGCAGGGCCTCGATCTGTGCTTCCAGTTCGGGATCCTTTTTCCAGCCGCGCCGGACCCGCTTCTCCTGGTCCCATTTAAGGTTCTGCAGCCGCTGGCTCGGCTTGTAGTAGGCGTTCCATACCGCGTCGTGCTCCTTGCTTAACCTCCGGGCGGTCTGCGCCGGTTCGCGGTATGCTGCCTCCAGGCGCTCCCACTCCTTCTGCTGCTCCGGGTTCATGGTGAAGCCGGTCATTTCCTCCGATATTTCCCGAATCTTGGCGATCACCTCCGGGGTGGTCCTGCAATCGGTGAAACGCTCCTGCAGGGCGTTGATGCCGAACACAAAGTCCTTCCTCGCCTGGGGGCTGTCTTCCGGCTTGGGTGCCACGGCAGCGTAGAGCTTGTACATCAGGAAGCCTGCGCCGGGCTCCACTCCGCTGGCTTTGATGGCCTCCCAATCCACCTCCTTGGCGATCGAGTCCTTCGTGATCAGGTCGTAGGCCTCACGCGGGTTCTCCTCGAGGGCGTCCCAATTCACTTCCCGGTAATCTACGCCTGCGCCGGTCTTTGCCCGCTGCTTGATCATGGTGGCCTGCTCGGCTGCCAGCTCCTTCCGGCTCCCTGGGACGTGGCCCACGTCCTTGTAGCGGTAATTCTCGTCCGTGTGCTTCAGGCTGGTGCCTCCGGGCTTCGGCTTCTCCGCCACCTGGACCTTACGCTCGTGCTGCTTCACTGCGACCGCCGCGCCGGATGCAAGATGCCGGGTGGTCGCGTGTACCGTCCGCTCCTCCTCGTGCTTGGGCGGTACCCAATCGAAGAGCGACATCTGGCTTTTCCGCAGGATCATTGCCGGGTGCATCACGCTCTTGCGCAGCGTGTGGTCCAGCATAGCGGCTGCCAGGGGCCAGTTCACGAACCTGACGGCTCGGTCGTCCACATAGGCGTCGGCGATGGGCTTGCCCTCGTTGGTGTGGTCCGGCTGGTCGCTGTTCCTGTTGATCTCGTCGAATGGGATGCTGTTCTGCTCAAGGTAGGCCCGGAGCGCGGGGGTGTCCTGGCGGGTGGTGAATATGATGATCTTCACTCCGGCGTCGTGCAGCTCGTGCAGGGTTTTGGAGGCTCCCTCGATCGGCTGGCCGAAAACGTCGACGCCTTGAAAGCCGTCGCTGTAATCGGCGATCACGCCGTCAAAGTCAAAGCAGATGGTCTTCCCCATCGACTTCTGCAGCAGCGCCTTGAAGAGCCGGGTCTGGCCCCAGCCGCTCCGGTCGATGGTATCCATCGCAGGGTGCTCGGAGATGGCGGTCTTCAGCTTCTTGTGGAAGTCCTCGGCCTTGAGCCTGTCATGGATGTGGTCCTCGGCGTTCAGCACGTGCTGGCGCGTCTGGTCGTCGAGCCTGCCCCAATGGGGGAGGTGTCCGAAGCGCTCCGTGCGCAGCTTGTGCAGGTCGCTCGGGTTCTTCACCTTGGCCAGCTTTGCGCCGTATCCGCTCACCCGGCTGTCTTCGTGCGACAGTACCTGGGCCAGTGCCCCGGAGTGGGTGGTGCGGTTGTAGGCTACGACGTGGGCCTTGATCAGCCAAGAACCGGCTCGGCGTCCTTCTTGGCCTTCTCCTTTTCCTGCTCCTTCTCCTCCTGCCGGGCCTGCGTCTTTTCTGCCCGCTGCTTCTTCGCTTTGTCCTTTTCGGAGGCTTCCTTCTTCGCGTCCTCCGCGTCCAGTTTGTCCGCCGTCCCGAGCGCCCGCGTCAGCAGCGCCTGCTTGCGCTTGTACTTTTCTTCTTCCGATAACTCGGCCATGTGCTCCTCCGTGTGCCTTTCTAAATAAAAAGGCCCCGCTCGTTACTGATTTCTGCATCTCCTGGCGCTCCTGCTTCTCCAGGGCGGTCTTGACCACCTGTTCTTTAGTCTTCGGCTGCGCCGGTCCAGAAAACATGTCCACCTCCGGGTTCTCCCTGCTGGCCACCTCGGTCTTTATCTCGTTGCTGATGGCCTTGAACACGTTCTGCAGCCGGTTCCTGGATCCGGTGCGGTCGGTGATGGCGAGGATCATGTTGACCGCAAAGTCCGTCTTGAACGTCGGCGTGTCCCCGGTGAAGTTTAGGGCTCCGGCGTTCTTTAGCGTGTGCTCCATCTCCGCTCGGCTCACGCTCTGGTGGGAAAGGGTGTACTCGATCGCCTCCATCATGTCCGGTATCACGTCCAGGTCGTCGTGCCCTTTCACCTGGGCGAAGTCTCCGACGCAGGCGTTCAGCGCCTTCAGCACGTTCCTGATGCGCGGCTTGGCGCTCTCGGCCTGGAACTCGGTAAGGACCGAGCTGCCGTACACCTTGGCGAACACTGCGTTCTGTATCCGCTCGATGCATTTCTTGTTCGGCTCGCCGTCGGCGTCCTGCAAGCTCGCCGCTTCGTTCTTGCCCAGCTTCCCCAGGAACGCGGTGATGAAGGGCATGTTGTCGTCGTTGTAGATTTCGCCGTCCTCGTCGGCGGTGAACTTCTTCAGCAGGCTGTCGTCGATGCGGTCGGCGTCCGTCCAGGCCTGCTCTGCGGGGGAGCTGCCCAGGTTTGAGCTCTGGTTTGCCTCGCGGGCGAACTCGGCGCGGTCCTTGTTACCGTCCGCCTCGTCCCGGACCCGGACCAGCATGGGGCTTTTCATCCCTTCCACGTCCTCGGGCTTCAGGCCGAAATGCTCGGCTTCCCCCTTGAGCCATTCCTTGTATTTGTCGGCGAGGCCCCTGTTGTAGGCCTCGGAAAGTGCGATGGTGCGCCCGTTGCCGGATTCGACCGCTCCGTCCTTGCCCACGATCGGCGCACCATCGGAGGCGGTGGCGCTGTGGCCGAACAGCTCGGGCTTCAGGTCGTTCATGATGTTTGCCATCTGCATTTGGCTGGAAACGCGCTCGCGCTCCCTGGGCTGGATCTCCTGGGGGTATGCCTTGTTCACGTGCCCCTGGATGGTGTGGCTGGCGGTCAGGTCGTGCGCCTCGACCAGGGCGTAGTTGCTCTTCACCTCGTTCATCTTCGCGGTGTAGGCCGTGTTGGGCCGCCCGGTGATGAACTTCGGCTGCTTCTTCCCGGTATCGGTGCTCTCGACCTCCTTCTTGCCGGTGAGGGAGCCCACCGGTTTATTCCCCTTCGCCTCGATATCGCCTCCGGCGAAGGCCACCTTCTTGCCGTCGTCGGCCAAAATCACCGTGTGCCCGTCCTTGTCGAACTTCTGCTGCTTCTCGCTGTCGTCGGTTTCATGGCCGAAGTGCTCGAAGAGCTTCTTTTTCTCGTCGTCCACGGCGGCGAGGTACGGGTTGCCACGGCTGGTGTTGATCGCCTGCAGGCTGGCCACCGGGTCGCTGCCGTTCTTCACGGCTTCGTGCATCTTCTGGATGGTCCGCTGTGCGGATTGCAGCGCGGAGTTCTCCTGGTTCTTCCCCTTGATCGCGGACGGCTCCGGCATGTCCTCCTTCTTGCCGACCTTCGCTCCGTCCTTCTTGCGCACGGCGGAAACTTCCTTCTGCTTCCAGCCTCGGCTCTTCAGGTGCTCCTGGAGGTCCGCGCCGTGCTTCAGGTCGGCTCCGGTGTGTACCTTGTCGCCGTGGGCGTTCTCGTGGGCGATCAGGTCGGGGTGCTTGGCGATGCGCTTGTCCTGGTGCTCTTGCACCACGATGCCGTCCATGCGGGCGTACTGCTTGATGTGGCTCTTCTGCAGCTCCTCCTCGTAGACAATGGCCTTTCTGAAATCCAGTTCCTCCCGCAACGATTTAAGAAACTCCCGCAGGGCGGAGCTTCCCTTGGTGGCGGCGAAGGCCTGCAGCGACAGGGTGAGCGCCTTTTCTACCTTCTCCTTCGTGGTCCCCATCTCGCGGGCGATGGCTGCGGTGGACTGAGGCTCTTGGTAATCGCCCAGGCCGAAATGGCGGCGCAGCAGCTCGGCAGCCTTCGGGTGCATCTCGGCCAGGGCTCCCTCGATCGCGTTGTCACGGTCGATGCGGCGCTTCAGGTCGGAATCCTCGTGGTGGGCGGTCGCCGTCTCGCTCGATATCTCCCGCATACCGGCTTCGAAGTCTCCTTCGGCAGAGGTGTTGAATTCCTCGTGGGTATGGTGCTCCAGTTTCCGCTTCTTCACGTAGCGCAGCGCCGCCGTCTCGCCGTCCTGGATCCCGGTCCAGAATATGCGGCTGTTGTCGCGTTTCCCCATCAGGTGGTCGCGGAATTCGTCCACCATCTCGTCGGGGGCCTGGGCGGTCTGCCTGCGGAAGCTGTTGAACAGGCTGTCCATGAAGGCTTCGTAGGCGTCCATCGACTCCGGCGAATCGTTCACGATCATGCCGTTCTGCACGTTAAACCCTGGCTCGATAATCATCGAATTGGTCCTGGCGAGCTTGTTCAGCGAGTTTTTCATGACGCGCAGCACTTCGGGGTGGGTCAGCACTTTGTCTTCGGTGATTCCCAGGCGGGCGTATCCCTTCTCTGCCCGTTCCCGGACAATCTCTGGCTTCAGCACGCGCCCGTGCCCGCTGACGGCTACGTGGGTGCCCTTCGGTGCCCGGTCCGCCTCGTGCTCCGGGATGGTCCATATCTGCTCGCGGGGGAGGACGTGCTGGGAGGGCTTCAGTACGTTGCCCTGACGCTGCCCGGTCACATGCCAGCCGGATTCGTCGCTGCCGGTGATGGTTCCCTTGCGGCGGCGAGGCATCTCCGGCGTCCGGTACATGATCTTCATGCCGTGGTCCAGCTTCTCGCGTGCCTCGGTCTGCGGGCCTTTGGCTTCGACGTGGACCAGCTTGCCGCTGGCCGTCACTCGGTCGTATGCCTTGTGGTGGGGCTCGGCGGTATGTTCCGACTTCTCGGCAGGTTTGTTCCAATCGAAGGCCATTTGGCTCTTGCGCAGCAGCAGGTACAGCATGATTCCCCCTTTTTGTTCCTGGGGGTGATTCTACGGCCTTTCGTAGCGCATATCAAACTTTTTGCCGGGTGGGATCACTTTGTGGCGGGGCCTTTGGATATCCATGCAGCATATTTTGCGTCTGGGGGAGGAACACCATGAAAATCGCGGAAACCCATAGGGACTTTGGCAATGGCATGAATGGTCGTCTCACCATATACGACGATACGGGCGCGGTGGTCGATGTCATCTTCACCAAGGTACAAAGAGCCCGCCGCTTCTGCGAAGACAACCCGGACAGCCCGGAAGGTAAGCGCTTCGCTGCGGCAATGGCACCTGCAGCGGCTGCAAAGGCGGTCCCGGTTCCTCCGGCTCTCACGGGTGGCAATCCGGAGAACACTGCCCTGATCTGCGCCCAGCGGAAGCTGGTCAAGCTCTACGAGGCGGCCCAGGGAGCCGACCCGGTCCAGGCGGTCGAAGCAATCCGCACCACTCGCGGCCACAAGTACCTGAACACCTGCGACGACTATAAAAAGGCGCTGCTGCTGCACCTTGCTTCTGGCGGTTGATGTATCAGTTTAGGCTGGGGGCTTTACCCCTTTGCAGATATCGTTTTCAGCATCAGGAGTCTCTTTGTGTTAAGCAACAAATCATTTTTCCCTACTCCGGTTTCCCTGGCCTCCCGCATGATCTGCAAAATCAAAGGTCACCCTGTCAAGGTTCTAGAGCCGTCCGCTGGCAAGGGTGACCTCATTGAAGCGCTTCTTTCATCGCACACTCGGCGTTTTTCTGCTGACGACATTTTCGCCATCGAAAGCGACCCCGAACTACAAGCCACCCTCCGTGGCAAGTCCTTCAAGCTGATCGATTCCGATTTCCTGGCCTACTCCGGCCCGGATAAATTCGACCTGATCATTGCCAATCCTCCCTTCGAAAACGGGGAACAGCATCTGCTCAAGGCTCTCGACATTATGTATCGGGGGCAGATTATTTTCCTCCTCAACGCGGAGACCCTTCGGAATCCGCATACCAGCAGCCGAAAGCTCTTAGTCCGGCGTCTGGACGAATGCGGAGCCAGCATCGAATACATTGCTAACGGGTTTTCACTGGCAGAGCGTCGCACGGACGTTGAGGTGGCCCTGGTCAGCATCGTGATCGACCGCCGTGTGGAAGATGACCTTTTTGCTGGCGCTGAAGATATCGCTCAGGAGTCGAAGGCTGCCTTCACTGAAAAGCATGAAGTGTCCAATGGCCGCACGATTTCGGAACTGGTCCTGGAATATAACCGCGCTGTGCAAGTGGGGATGGAAACGATTACCGGCTTTTACCGCAACTATCGGCACATCGGAAAATACCTCACGTTGAACGACGTGGGGGGGCGGCAACAAGGTGGGCGCTCTGCGGAAGACCTCACGGGGAAATTGCAGCACGCAGTGAACCTGCTGCTGCGATCGGTGCGTGTCGACTTCTGGCGTCGCACGCTTGACCTTAAAGATGTGAAAAGCCGGTTGACCGCAAAGAAGCAGGCGGAGTTCGAACACGCCCTGACGGATCGCTGCTTCATGGACTTCACCGAAAGCAATATCCGGCAATTCGTCATGAACCTGATCGGTGGCTATGAGCAAACGCTGACTGAAGCGGTGCTTGATGTCTTCGACATGTTCACAGTGCGGCACTGCTGGGATGATGGCCTGTGGCAGAAGAACATCCACTACTTCAATGGCTGGAAAACCAACAAGGCTTTCAAGGTCGGTCGCCGCGTCATTGTGCCGATCCGGGCCAGTTACGGCAATCCGTTCTATGGCTACAGCGGCTTGCAACTGGATTACAAGGCTGCCGAGGTTCTCGACGATATCGACAAGGTTATGAACTACTTCGATGGCATGGCCGGATACGTTTCTATCTCTGATGCGCTCCGCAAATCCTTTGCCGTTGGCGTTAGCTCCGGCGTGGAAAGTACCTACTTCAAGGCCACAGCGCACAAAAAGGGCACCATCCACCTGACCTTCAGGAATGAAGATATTCTGCGCCGCTTCAACGTCGTGGCTTGCCGGGGCAAGGGTTGGTTGCCGCAAGACTATGGCACGAAGCCTTTCCGCGAACTCACCTGCGAGGCGCAGTCTGTCGCTCAGGCCTTCGAGGGTGCCGTCTCTTACGACAAGGAAGCTAAGAAACCGCTATTTGCTGTTTTGAACGGCGGATCACAGATCAAAATTGGGCTGGCCGCATAGGGCCTTTATCAAGGGAGGTAGTTATGAGATTAGTTTGTGGTCCTGTCACCACCGTGTCGGTTCTTACATCGGTGCGCCGCGCCGCCACTGAGCTGGAAAGCGCCTCCGGGGTTATTTCCACCCCGGACCGCTCGGAGTTCATGTCGGCCTACAATTCGCTGATGGTAATCGTGGAGCGCCAGGGTGAAGTGCTGTGAACGAGCAGCTGGGGCTCTTTTCGGGTGGCGTCCTTTCGCCGTTGGTGAGGCAGGTTCAGCCGGTCCTCGACTTCAGCGTCCGCGCCCTGTGCGTGAAGCCGTACCCGCTGCATCCTCGTGGGTGCCCCAACGTCGGGAAGAGCGAACGCTGCCCGCCTGCGGCTCCGGGCTTCGCCCATGCCTTCGATATCTCTGCGCCGGTCTACGTCGTCGTCAACGATTTCGATCTGGGCGGGTATGTGTCGCGCATGGCCATGAAACATCCAAACTGGAGCGATGCTCAACTGCGTTGCGTGCTCTATTGGCAGGGTACTGCCAGGAAGCAGCTCCGGGCGAAGAGCGCGGCGGCACTGGCCGGGCTCCCTGGGTACGAGGCGACGTGGTGCCCGGAGGGGATGGGCGTCGATGTGACGGCAACCTTGGCACAGATCGGCATTGCCCTGGAGTGGCCTCCGGTCCGGGTGGCACGGCAGGTGGCGCTCCTGGGCAAGCCTCTGCCTCAAGGCTAGACGTGGGCCTTCTCCTCTGCTATAGTCCCCCGCGTTATGATTTAATTACGTACCAGGGAGGGATATCATGAAGTGGTTCGTCGCCAGTCTGCTGTTACTCGTTGCTTTGCCTGCGTGGGCGCAGGACGCTGGGCAATCTACCGCAAGTGAAGCGGACAAGATGTGTCCTGGTGGCATAGAGCCCATGATCAAGCTCGTCTCGGTAAACCCATATGACAGCACCGGAAAATGTTTCAGATATATGGGACGCTTGGTGTATCTGTTGAACAAAAGCCAGGGTATTTATTCGGCAATGTCTGACTCTGCCCCATTTGCTATGGTCGATTTCGGTAAAGCCAGTGCGCCCATGAATTTCTATTCTGGGGTGGTCATAGGGAAGGGTGCCTATTCCTACGAAACAGCCCTGGGCGGCCAAAAAATAGTGTTCTCGTTTAGCTCCATCCCCCCAAACCCTAAAGCCGTTGCTCCCGTCCCCGTAAAGTAAACTTTGCATCCTTTCTAGACGTGTCCTCATTCCTCTGATATAGTCGCCCGCATGTCGTGTGTGGGCGTTTTTAAATGTGAAGACTGCGGGCACGAGTACGATTATCCAACCGAGGCTGGCTTTTGTCCGGCGTGCGGTGGCGGAAGGCATCATATTGCCGGGCGCTGCCCAGGGTGTCTAGCTGAGTTGGAGAGTGATGCTCGTTGCTCGGTGTGCGGCCATGAACCGGAGTAGCGTTCCGGCTGTCCGTGTGCTGGAGGGGGAAGTACTTCGGCCCGGTGGGTTGCCCGATGTGCCGTTGGTGCGCATGGGGGTTTCTCAATCCGGGCCGCTTGCGATCTCTATTTGCGTCCGCTTCACGCCTCCTGTGGTGGTCGAGGCGGAATTCTCTGTGCTCGGCTCTGCTTCACCAACTCCTTCTGCTTCTCTGTCAACCAAGGTTCGTATCCTGTAGCCACGTAGGGGCCTCCGCACTGGCACCAGGGGTGCATGACCCCCGCCACGGCCTTTACTGCTTCCTGCCCGTCCTCTCTCCCCCCTGCTACAACTTTTCCTTTCCTAGTCGGGTGCGCCTTCCTGCCGACGTTGCTCGCGTTCTCCAGCAGATCGCGCAGGCGGAACAGCCTGGGCGTCTTGCTGTCGGCCAGTAGATAGGCGTGCTTGCATTGGGCGCAGGCGGTCGGCATGGGCTTCTTGTAGACCAGGACGTCCGGGCCGTGCAGCTCCAGGATCCTGAGCGCCTCTCCCTTCTTCCCCGTGTCGGTCAGCTCGGTGTATGCCACTCGCTGCCAGTCCCTGGCCTTGTCTTCCATCGTGTGGTGCAGCTCGCTACCGAACTGCTGCCACGTCGTGACCTGCTTCTGCGGGATGGGGATTCCCGCGTCCAGCTTCCTCTCCACGTCTAGCACCTTGGCTTGCAGCGTTTGGCTGTGGAAGTCGATGGCCATCTGCCGCACGCGCTCGCCTTGCTCCTTAGCCCAAAGCTTTCCTGCCTCGGTGGCCACGTCGCCCGCGAAGTTCCTGATGTAGATCCCGGCGTGCTGCTCTGCCATTGCGATGGCGGCAAGGTCCGGCTTCTTCAGGGGCATCTGGACGGCGAGGTGCATCACCTGGTCGAAGCTCTCCCCCTGCTCCACGGCTTCCGCCATGCGCCCCAGGACAAAGGCGTTGCGCAGCATGTGCATCTCGGGGGGGACCGACAGGGCGAACGTCTCCGGCGTGATATCCTCCGGGACGAGGCCCAGCCGTTGCCAGCGCATGAGCTGCGCCGAGTCCGGCTGGTATCCTTCATCCATCTGGGCTGCTATGAACTCGTAGCGGTCGGTGATCGCCTGCTGTAGCCTGCGGAGCTGTTCTGGGGTCATGCCTTGGTCCTTCTAATCGGTTTGGCCAGTGCCGGGTTCGGTACTCTTCCTTCCGGGACAATCTTCACCCGCTGTGTGTCCCCCGTGGTCGTGCGCAGGATGGTGGTCTGACCCGGTTCAAGGTCGCCGATAAAGTCTTCAGTTGAGACGTGCTGTGTCTCAATGGCCGCCCTGATCTGGGCAAGCGTCATTTCGGGCTTGACCATCGCTGCTGCCGCCGTTCTCTGCTGGTCTGCAGCGGGGGGCGGGGGTATGGCGTAGCGTTTGCCAGGATTTGCTGCTTGAATCGTTACCGGCTGCTCCGGTGCCCCTTTCTGCTCGATGTGGCTCACCGTACCCCTGGTGTTGGTCCTGGTGTAAGCCTTGGGCTCGCCCTTGATCCAGCCGCACTCATGCCGCCCGCTCTTTGCGATTTCTGTTTTTTGGCCGCACCCACAATGGCAATATCCGTGTGCAATTGTCTTTTGCTCGGGGTTGCCTGTCATACTCACTGTTCCTCCATGATCTGCTGCGCGTAGCGCTCGATATCCCGCAGGGCCTCCTGGTGCTGTCGCAGGAACAGGCGGTACAGGTGCCGCATAGCCGGGTGCCTGGGCTCCTTCGGCTCGTCGTCGCAGGCCTTCCGTCTGATGGCCTTCTGCAGCTCCTCGCTTATTCCGGAGTCGTCGGCCAGGGCGGCGAGGGCCTTGATCAGCTCCTCGTCGTCCAGGTTATGGCTGATGGTAGCACTCATGATCTGGGCACCTCTATCTCAAATACTCTGTAATATCTCTCGTGTCATGCTCAGTAATCGTAATTTCTTTACTAAAGTAGGTGCCTATCGTAATCATCACCCTTGCACCCTTGTCGACAAGTAGTGTGAATATACCATTAGATGAAACGACAGTTTTCCTGCAGGATGCCGTCAGAAGTGCGCCGTTTGCCGTTTGGTCGACCATAGGTCTTACAGCCACCTCATCTCCATTTGCCCAGGCGGTGCCCAACTCTTTCACGTAGCCAAACAGATTTTGCAGGCTTGGGTTTGGCGGCAAGGGGGGCAGGAGCGACCCTACAAAACTTTGGACTCCGGCTGCGCTGTAGGTCTTTATTAACTGATACTGTGCTGGGTCTGCGTTAACCATTTGCCAGATATATTGTCCAGTCACAGTGTCCATTTGGATTTCGCTTAATAGGCTCCTTCCAAGTTCGGCGAATGAACCACCGTCTATGGAGGCATACCAAATCACTCCAATGGCAGCATCCTCATTGGCGCTGGGGACAGGGTTTTCGAATGTTATTGTAAGCATTGGCGCTCCTGTTGATCAAAGTATTTGCTTCACGCTTTTCAGTCGTGAGGGCTGTCTGCTGCCTCCTGCCATTTGGATACCCTGAAGTACGGTTGTTCTGACTGCTATTGCTGCGACGATTAGCAGTTTTGCTGTGGTCTTTGTCCGTGGATATTGAGCAGTGACCACGGCTGGCATCTGGTGGCTTTTGTATGCCTTAATAATTATCTTGCTGCCGTGGGATGCTATTTGGGCAACAACTGCTGCTGCCGGTTTACGCTTATCGTAGACATCATCTGTCCCTAGCCAGTCAGGATAGATCATGCGGGTGTCCTCGTGTTCTTGTCCGAGCTGATCGTGAACGACTGGAGCAGCGTCAACCCATCGTCGTCATAGATGCTGACAAACAACCCGTCACCTGAGACAATGGCCTTGTTCGTTTGCATCTTGCGGCCCTTGGTAGCCTGAGTGTTCGCCCCTTGCGCCGCCTGGAGTGCCGCCGTCAAAGTAGCGTCCTGTTCGGCAGATAACCCGCTGCCGGTTGACTGCGTGACCACGGTGGACGCTGTACTCTGAATCAGGAGCACCTGGACCCCCGCTGAGTATGCTACAGGGTCTCCACCGAATCCTCCGACGAGGTTGCCGCCGGAGATTTTGGCGATGTAATTTCCCGCCTCGAATCGAATCTGCCAATCGTCCAGTAGGTTGACGGTGACACCGACACTGACACCACTTCCGAGGCTTTCTTTTCCGCTGGCGCTGGCGATGCTTCCATAGGTAATCCCTTGGGCGGATGCTTCCGCTTCCCTGATGTCTGAGAGCAGGTCAATCACCAGCAGCGGCGATTGACTCTCTGCGATGGTGATTATCTTCTGGCTGAAATCGTAGGCGTAAATCAATGGAGCCTCCGATTAGACCGCTATGGTGTCGGCGGTCCTGATTGCGCTGATGGTCAATCCGGCGTTGGTGACGGAGCCGGTGTTTTCAAACGGCAGGATGCCCTTTTTGCGCACCCTCGCTATGACATCGAAATCGGCCAGATAGGTTATGGCCGGTGCTGTCACAGTCGTTCCTGCTGCATCGGTGTCGATCAACGGCACGTAGAAGTCGCCTGTGCTGCCAGTCGGATTCGGTGCCACCCCTGTGAACGTGGAGCCAGATTTGCCGCTGTAGGTGTAGCGGGTGTCTCCCACGCGGATGACTCCGGTTGCCGGTACGTCAGTAGGAATCGGCACCGTTGCCACGATGGTATTGGCCGTGACGCTGGCAATGGTAAACTGGCTCTTGTTGACCGTCCCTGCCGAGGATCTGGCAACCAGCACCCTGTCACCAGCAACGACGCCGGAGACAGCAACAGAGATCGATACGGGCGGCGTCCTGACGGTCCCTCCAGCGTCGATCAACTGCATCTGCATAGGGTCGGCAACCCCTTTCAACCAGACGCCTCTAGCACCAAAGAATTTCCCGCCCGCGAAAGTGCCAAAGGGCGCGGCCTTGACTGCCGAGTAAGCCCCGTTTGCAGCCTGGTAGAACCTCCCGGCAGTCGTGTTGCCGGTGCCGACTGCACCAGTTGCTTGCCTGCGCGTGTGGTACTTGAGCAGTTTGTACGCCTGAGCACAGGTATAGCCGGTGGCGTCAACCTCCACATCGTAGTTCTGCGCCCCGTTGCCGTCGCCAATGTCCCGGCTGACCGTACCGAAAGCGACGGTCATGGTGCCGATGGACGCCGTTGCTGCATCGTCGTTGAGGTCGGTGGAGGTCGCCAGCGGGACGGGGTTTCGTCCACCGGTCGCCGTTGCCGTGACTTGGAAATGGTCGTAGCTGTCGCCCAGGTTGCGGATGTAGGCGGTGACTTTTTTGCTGTCATTGTCCACCCCTGCTGCCGCGACCTTGATAAGCTGGTCAATATGGCCGGTGCTGTATCCGGCATGAGAAGCAACGAGGGCCGCACCCTGCTGCCAGTAGACCACGGACCCTGCATTGATGGAGCCGAGCGTGTAGAAGTTCGCCCAGATGTCATTCCCGCCGCCCTTGTTGACGATGATGGAGCCGCCATACAGGTACTCCAGATCTGAATCGGCGTTGAACTCCCACCCGTTGATAAGCTCGTACTCGGTCGGGGTGTTCGCTTTCACCGGCACGGAATCGTCAATCTGACCCGCATCGTCAAACAGATCCATGAGCCAGGAGTAAAAGGCGTTGACCGTGTAGCGGGTTGATCCGCTGGCGTGGCTGATCTTCTTGGTGGTGTAGTTGAGGCTGAAATCGTCTTGAATAGCCATGATGCTCTCCTATGCTATCGTGTCTGGAATCTGCGAGACGTTGAGGCTGAATCCTGTAGTGGTAATGGTGCCGCTGTATTGATAGGGCAGGTATTTCGGCGCAGCGGAGCCCTTGCGGACCTTGACGGTGATCGCTGTGTCTCCGGTGTAGCTGTAGGTAAGGGAGTGGGAACCGGACGCGCCTATGGTTGTTGGCGCTACAATCTCGCTGCCGTCGCTGTCTTTGTAGATGCCGAGAACGGAGCCCTGGACCATGCCGGTCAGGGAGATGGTGACTTGCTGAGGTGCAAGCCCCTCCCCGTGGTCGAACTCAAAGGCACCGATGTCGATAACGTTGTTGGGATAAGTTGATGCTTGGTAGTTCGGCACCGTATGATCGGCAATGTCTGTTGTTGCAACTCCCTCCAACGTGATGCCCGAGTTGACCTGCAATTTTGAAGCAGTTGCGGGGCGGAAATCGTTATTCGCATAGTCCATAAAATCTGAAAAGTCCGCCGCCAGAGTGACTGGACTTGTCCCCCACGGTGTGCCATTGTCAGAAGCATTGTTGCCAAGAAAGCAGTTTGTGGGTGCAGCAGACCAAGGATTTGTGCAGCCTATGGCTATGTTATTCCAGGATGGCGTGTATGATCCCCCAGTATTTACGAATCCATCGGTACATTTAGCGACGATGTTGTTGTAGCATTGCGCCGTATCCGCAGCATTCGAGGAATTATGCTGTATCCCCTTTACGGCAGAAATCACCACATTGTGATGCGCGACAGCGCCTACAGCGGTAGCCCATATTCCGTAGTACCCGCCATAGGCAAGGCAATTCCGAACTGTACAATTCAGTGCGAATGCTCTGACTGCCGCTCCGGTCGTAGGTGATGCTGCAGTGCCCAAAAACTCTAAGCCGTCAACGGTGAAAGTCATGCCACGGTAAAGCAGCTGCGTCACCTGGGACGGAGTCTGCAGCACGTAGCCTGCACCAAACACCCCGACATGATATGCAGGCGTTCGCGTCGTCCCCACTTTGGAATGGACGGTCATGGATCGCCACTTGAAGGCGAAGTCGGCACCGACACCACCGCCCTGGTAGTCCGTCCAAGCGTCATAAACTTCTATCACGATGTCTTTGGAGTAATCGGTGGTCATGGCGTCAATGGCGGTATCGGCGGCGTTCATCCCCGCATAAACCCGCTCACTTCCCGCCGTGCCGTATCGTGCCTTTTGGTCGACCGTCCTCGATGCCCAATACTCACCCACGATCTTGACAGCAGATCCCGCCGCCGTAATGTCGAGCGCGTCGGAACCGTCTGCCATCGAGGAGATGAGAAACGTGCCGGCGGCAAGGGAGCTCGCGGAGACGTAATAGGTGGTGTCCGGGCTGACCTGTACCCCGCCTATAGAAGGGAGAGTGGTGGACGTGGCAAGAAACCGAAACGCATGACCGACCGGCATCCCGTGATTAGCCAGTGTCACCGCGTCCGTAGAGGTGGAAAGCGTCACGGCAGTGGAGAGGCCAAGGCAGGTTAGGAGTGAGTATTCGGTTGCCATATTGCTTTCATCCTCTTATGCAGTAACTACCTGCGCCGAACTGTTTACTTCTCTGTTATATATGTGTTTATGCCATTTGGATTCCCAGTTGACACGATATCTCCTTTGTAAAAGTGTGGTTCTCACAGCTGGTCCTCCAGGTCGATGTGGAGGAACTTGACGGGGGCGGGCCGCTTGGCCTTGCGCAGCGCCTTCTGGACTGGCTGGCCCTGGTCGTCCTCCTCTCCATCATCCTGCGGCTGTGCCAGCATCTGGAAGGTGTTGAGGTAGTTGGGGATAGGGACGTCTGCCGGGTAGTTCCACGGGTTGGCGTCGTACTGCTCCTTCTTCGGGTCGCCTTCCTGCAGCTTGTTGTACTGCTCGGGGGGGAGATAGAAACCCAGCGGTTGGTCCCCTTCCTCCATCCTGGCCTCGTTCTTCGTCTTCCACTTGCCGACCTTCTGTACTCGGATTTCCGTCGCTTGCTTCTCGTCCTCGGGATTCAGGCCGACGATAACAATCTTCAGGTCGTCGTACCTCGGCTTCACGATCGCGTCGGTCTGCCAATCGCAGAGGTCGCCCAGGGCGGGCATGAGTCCCTGTTCCTTGCTGAATTCTATCTCGCTTGCCGGGTCCGGGGAATTCAGCGAGCCGCCGCCCTGGCCGGAGTCCATCTCCAGGTTCAGCGTGCTCGGGTGGGCTCCGTATGCCGCTGCCTTGAACATGACCAGCATGCGGAAAAGGGTATCGAACAGCATGTCCTTCGGTGTGTCGCGCAGCTTGTGGGTTTCCAGCTTGAAGCTGTCCATCTCGCCTGCCGGGATGATCGGCAGCCGCCAGTTGTTCCCGACTCCGCCCGCCTCGCTCATCATCTGCTGCTTGAATGCCTGGAGCCCCTCGGCGTCAAAGTCCCCCGCGATGGTCATGATCGCTTCAGGGTAGTTGGTTTTGAACATCTCCTTGTTATAAGTCCAGGCCATCAGCAGCGTGGTGGTCACGTCCAGGGAGAGCTCCAGTTTGCTGGTGCCGTAGCCGAACCGGTTGAGCCGGTCGGAGGGGTTCGATATGTGGACGCTGATCTCCTCGTCGGTGTAGGCTCCCACGATCATACCGTCCACGAGCTGCACGTATGCCGAGCGGGCGAGGTCGAAGCCGGTCGCGTAGCTCATTTTCTCGATGCTGGCGGCGGTGACCTTCCCGTCCTTTTCGTTCTTCTTCGCCCAGGCTCTCAGGCTCTCGTCCACGGGCTTGATCGTCTCGCCGGGGAGCCAGTGGTAGGCGGCATAGCCCTGGCCGTCGCGGCGCTTGTAGCGCAGCATAACCTTCCGGTCTATGATCAGTTCGGCTTTGGTGCAGACGGATACAAAGTCTTTGATGCCGGTGTGGGGCCTGATCTGGTGGGGGTACAGCTCGCTGTACTCGGCGGGCGTGGGGTTGGCGATCAGCTTCTCCATCTCCCTGCAGCGCTCGTCGTCGTTCTTGCTCCCCTTGTAGTCCGGATCGTCGTGGCGGTCGTGGACTACGCGGAATCCGACCTCTTTGGCCTTGCCGCTATTGGCCTTCTGCCAGATGCGTTTCATCTGGTCAACGCGGGCGCGGATCAGGATGGCGTCGATAAACGATTTTTCAGCGGCTTCGTAGAGGAGGGGCATCATGGGGGTGCCTGCGGGCTTTTCGCGGGCTCCGTAAGACACCATGTTTTGGGCGAGGGCGAACTTGGAGAAAAATTGGGCCTTGTTCTCCTCTTTGCGCAATTCCTTGGCTTGTGACTTGATGAAGTCGGTGGCCGAGTGCTTGGGGACGATCAGCCCCGACGGCATCTGCATCGATTCTTCAAACAATCCCTGGAGGGAAAGGCTATGTTTCAACATGAATGCTCCTTGCGGTAAGGCTTTGCCAGCCAATACCGCAAAGAGTACCTGTTGCTGTAGCGTATATCAATGTTTTTGCCTACTGCAGCGCTCCCTCGGGGTAGTTGCGCTTCTTGGTGTGGCTCACCCAATCCGGCTTCTCTACTTTCTGCCCGGTACTGCAACTGGTGCAGATGAATCCCTTGGGTATGGTCTTCTTGGTGAAGGTGCCGTGGAGGTGGTCGCAGATCGCACACCGCACCTCTATTTCCGGCTCCGGTTTCTTCTTGGCCATCGGTCGTCCTCTGACGGGTCGCGCCCGTCGTTTCGGTTTTGGTTTGGAGCTGCTCTCGTCGAAGTTGTTCCCCAGGGCGATCCACTCGGCGTTGTACTTGGCGACCACCTGTTCCGGGTCGACGCCGTACTTTGCCCAAAAGGCCGGGCGGCTGTTCCCTGGTGCTTCCAGCTCTACGTGTAGGTCATGCCGGAGCGGTATCTGCCGGTCGTCCCCGCATTTCCCTCCCATCGTGCCGTGGCCGGGCAGCTGCTCGTGATGGGGGTCGTTCGGGCCGGGCGTCTTCTTGATGCAGCACGGCTTGGCTGATATAAAATCGGTGTATTCCTGGGAACGCCAGGGCTTCTCCTTCCAGTTCGGTTCCGCCACTACGCGGCCTTCTTCGGCAGGACTGCCTTGAACTTCTGGTGCAGGATGCTGCCGTGGCCGATATTGGTCAGGCTGTTGGTATCCAGGTACTCGTCGGCCTCTCGGACAACCGCTCGCAGTTCCTGCGCCACTTGGGCAGGCGTTTTGCCTTCGAGCCGCTGCAGTACGACCGCGAGCGGGCCGACTTCCGGGTGGTATACCTGCATCTCAAGGTAGTTTTCCGAAAAGGAGGAGGCGAAAACCGATACCAGGGCAGCGATCACCGCTTCGCCGAGCGGGTGGGTACCGGAAAGTTCAAGCTTGCCATTCTCGAAGTGCAGTTTCTCAATGTGCAGCGCTTCGCTCATGAGGCCCTGCAGCCGCTGGATTTCCTCGGTCAGGCTTTCGATCTTGGCGGTTTTCTGGTGCCCGAGGGCGTTCCCTTCCCGGCAGATTTCCGTGAACTGGCGCAGCAACTCCCGCGACTTCTCCAGTTCCGCCTGGGCATCCTTTGCCCAATAGTGCAGCACCTCCTCGGTCATGGTGGGCCGATACTTCTCCACGGGCGCGGGGAGCCCGGAGGGGAGGGTGATAAGTGCCTGGACCGGAATTTCCGTTGTCAGACGCTTGACCTCCTTCTCGGCGGCGTCCGCCCGCTCGGTCTGAATCCGGCAGTTCTCGCGCAGTTGCCGGATCATGTCTTCCGCCTCGTTCAGCTCCTGTTGTTCGTCGCTCATGCCTCGGTGTCCTCTTGTCTGTCTCCGCCCCAGACTACAACCTCGGCGGTGATGGTGGTGACCTCTACCATTCGGCCTCTGCAGCCGGTGCTCTCGGTCCAATCGACCAGGAGCTTGCGGGCCTTCCCATCGGTCGTGTTGTCCTCGATAAACGACCACTCGCCTTCCCGGTTCAGCAACTGCACGCCGAACGTCTTGTTCTGGTAGAGGACCACCCGGCCTTCGGCGGTCTTCATCGGGGTGGTCTGCTCCTGGCGCAGGCGGCGCTGCTCGTCGGTCAGCATCAGCAGTTCCAGTTCATCGCAGACCGCGAGGCGGGCCTCCCGGACGACGTGCTCCGGGTGCCCGAACGGGTTGCGGGTGATGTTCATGGCCTCGATCAGCTTCATACGCTCTCTCCCTGCGGCTCGATTCTTTGGCAGCGGCTGACCATCCTCTCCTGGCGCTTTTGATTGGTTTCCTGGCGGATTCTCTCGCGCTCGGCGTTCAGCTCCTCGAGGAGCTTGTGCGTCGGCCACCATGCCGGGGGGCGGAAGAAGTTTCCTGCCTTCTCGGCGAGCGTCTCGGTCTTCTTGCGCATCTTGTAGCAAAAGTCCTCGATGGCCTCAAAAAGCACCGGCAGCGCGAGGAACAGGAAAGCGGGGATGGCGAACGGGAGCAGCCATGCGAAGCTGCGTATCTTGAGGGTGGTCGTCTTCTTCACAGCGGGGTGACCTCCTTGTAGCGGTTGCAGGAGCCGCCTATGGCGACGATGCCGTGGTGCTGCAGTTCGCAGGGACCATCGTCCGGTGCGCAGCTTTCGCAAAGGGATTTATCCTTGGTCGGCTTCGGGGATTCCTGGATGCCTTCCGCTTCCATGATCTCCGCGTGCTTCTGCTCGATCATTGCTTTTGCCACCTCGATCGTGGGCCAGCCCTGGGGGCTCTCCTCGTCCATCAGCTCCAGGTCGTGGCACTCGTAGAACTCCACCTTGTTGTCCCCCAGGCGCGGCTTGATCCGCCACATGAAGGGGTGACCGTCCTCGTGGTAGGGGCTCGCGGCCTCCCAGGTGGTGTTACCCATGTCGTCGTTCTCGCCGGTCCAGTCCAGCTTGGGAAGTTCCACCTTGATCCCCGTGACGGTCTTCTGAAGCCGGTTGATGGCGGCACCGATGCTATGGGCCTCCCTAAGCTTCTGGTGGTCCGCCGCCGTGGTCGGTGCGTAGGCGTAGAGGCCTCCGTTCAGGTACATGACGTGCATGGTGTCGCCGTCGTGCGCGGTTGCAAAAACATTGGTCGATTCGACCGGCTGCAATTTCATCTGCGTTCTCCTTTGTCTGGGTTGCTCTCTTCTTCGTAAGGCGGCGCTTTAGTCTGCAGCAGCCCCATCCTTCACCGGGAGGCAGCGGACCTTTCCCCCTTCGGAGCAGGTGTGGGGCGGCTTGTGGCTGATCTTCATTCCGGGTGGCAGGGTGTAGATTATCTCGTCGTGCTCCTGACCGTGCGGGCAGGTCTTGCAGCCTGCCGTGGCTCCTGCCCGGTTGCATTTGACCCGCAGCGGCTTCACGTCAGGCTCCCTGGTGCTGACCGCAGTTCAGCCAGTCCTGGGGATAGACCGGGCAGGTCTTGTTCGCCTTACTGCAGGTGCTGCAGTCTGTCTTTCTCGGTTCGTCTGGCGAGTTGCTGATCTGGTACCTGTACCCGATGTTGACAAGCCCGCTTGCCTTCCGCTCTTCCATGTCGGCGATTGCCTCGGCCTCGGTGCAGTGGTCGTATGATCCGGCGTAGGCATCGTATGCCCAGACGTGGAGGAGCCAGCTTCCGGGAAGGCCGATCTGCCGGTACTCGACCGGGAGGCCCTGGGCCACGTGCAGGCCGATTCCCATCTTCATGCCATCGCTGATCCCGAGGTCGGTGTAGACGACCGCAGCGTGCGCCACGGTGCCCCATGCGAGGCCAGCCATGATGCCCTGGCGGCGCTCCTCTGGCACGTTGTCGCGGAGTACTCCGGGTTGCGTGAACAGCAGGTGGCTGGCTGCCGGACTCTCCCCGCGCATCAGCGAATCGCGCAGGGCTCTCCTGGCGTACTCGACGTTGCGGGCGATCTCCTCCGGCGTTTTGCCCGCGTAGGGGCTTTCCAGGATTACAAGGCGCACGGCGTTTCCTCCTTCGGGGCTTCCGGGGCGGGCTCCTCCCTCTCGTACTTCTCACCGCAGAAGGGGCAGCAGTTGAACATGAGGCTGACCTTCTCGGCCTTCTCCCTGGTACCGCCGCCTTTCTTCACCGGGAAGGTCGCGGTGCGCTTGATCGGCATGCAGGCCTTCACGGTCACCTGGGCTCCGAAAATGAAGGCGTAGCCCTCCAGCTTCACCTTGTGATCGGTCGCCTCCGGGTGCTCTTCCTTGAAGGCCTGCAGCAGCCTCGCCTCGATCTTCTCTCTGCAATCACACATTGCTTACTTCCTCCGTTGTCGGGTTTCTCCAGTCCGTCTTCTCCACCATCTCGGCGTGCAGGTGCTGCTTGTGCTTGCCGCACCAGAGGCAGGTGCGCTCCTTGCCATCGGCGCTTTCCTGCCAGCGCTCACGGTCGAAGTAAAGGGTGTGGGCCGGGTCGATAAAGCATTTCCCGCCTACGATGTACCGCTCCCACCAGTCCGCAATGATCTCGAACTTCATCCTGGGCGGGTAGGCGTAGCCGGAGGCCTTGACCCCGGTGCAGAGGATTTCGCTCAGGCGCGAGCCGTGGAGCCATCCTTCATCCAAGTTGCCCAATCCGATATACAGGCTGCTGGCCTGCGTCCTGGTCGGGTCGAAGCTGCCCGCGTCTTTGGTGGCGATGGCCACGAACAGGTGCAGCTGCCCCTTGCTGTTGCCCCTGCAGGCCTTTCGTACCCAACGCCAGAGGTTCAGGCTGAACCGGTCGGCTTGGCTGGTGCTGGTCGGCGCGATCTGCGGCAGTATCTCTTTCGCGTGCATGGTGTCTCCTTCTGTGGCGTCCCCTACTGGAAGGCTCCGCCGTAATTTGCTATATCCTGACCGGTGTCATCTTCTCGCAGTGGACGCACTTCGTCCTGGTCCTCTCGTCGAGCTTCTTTGCTGCCGCGTTCAGTTCCTTTTCCCGGTACCCGATTGCGTTCAGCTCCTCCATGCGCTCGATAATCCAGCCAATGGGATCCAGCTGGCGGTTACAATCTCCGCAGACGAGCCCGTCGACCGCGTGGATAATCAGGTTCGTGTGGGCGCACTTGCCTTCGAGCTGGCGCACCTTGCGGCTGGCTCTAGCCACCTCGATATTGATCACGTTCCCTGGCAGCGTCACCTTCATGCCTTGGCCCTCTCCGGGTTGCCGTCATACCAGTGCTGCAGCTTCGCCATCTTGTTGGCTTCCCCTGCATCTATGCCTACCTGGGTGATCGTCCCGTTCTGCACCAGGATCCGCACCATCGCGTTGAGGTGTCCTATCTCCAGCTCCAGCCTTTGGCGGTTGGTAACGCCGGGCCTCTCCGGGTGGCAATCCTCAATGCCGAAGCGGATAATCTTCGACTTGATGATGGCGGCCCTGGCGCAGGTGGCTGCGATATCCGCCAGCACCTCGCCTACCTCGGCCAGTTCCTCGGCCATGATCTCCAGGTTCTTTGCGGTATCGTCGTACTGCTGTTGGCTCATGCGGTTATCTCCTCCGGGGTGATGGTGACGCTGATCGTGAGCTGCTGGCGGCACTCGTCGCAGCGCTCCTGGGCCACGACCGTGGGCTCCGTCATGGGCGCGTAGGGCTCCTTATGCCGGAGGTCAAGGGTCAGGGGCTTTCCGCATCCTGGGCAGTTGGTGTAGAGCTGCATGGCTCCTCCTTTGTGATGTAGGGGTTATTCTCGGCCTTGATCAGGTGCAGGACGTTGTGGAGGTGGAGGCGGCGCAGAGCACTCGACATCATGCCGTGCTCGGCCTGTAGGTTGCGCTCGTTGCGGAATTGTGCGTCCGTGTTCCAGCAGTTCCACTTCGCCCCGACGATCTGCCGTGGCTTCCCCTTCTCGTTTACCGCCACGAGTCCCCAGCCTTTAGGAAGGTCGCTGGGTGTTATGATCCCCTCGGGTGCCATGAAAAAGCGGTAGGTGCCCACTCCCATCTCCGGGCGCTGGCGGAAGTACTTCTTCTTGTCGCTCAGGAAGTCCGCCCGGCTCACCTTGCATTCGACCAGGATCGAGCCGTCGCCTCGGAAGCCGATGGCGTCCGGTATCTCACTGGTGGCAATGCAGGCCAGCTCGGTGAAGGCGAAGCCGCATTTGCGCGTGCCGATCAGCCAACGGTAAGCTATCTCTACGAGTTCCGAGTGCGTCATCTTAGCCATTCCAGCAGGAAGGCACCGAAGATGTCGAGCCTGGAAACGGTGATGGCGGTGGCGCATTTCTCCGGCTTCCTGAATTTTCCGAGGCAGCCGATGATTTCAATTTTCAGCCTACCGTTGCAGAGGTAGCGCTTGGCCCTTGGCGTCTTGAGCAGGGTAGGAGCGACAAGCTTCTTGATCTGCCGGTGGTGCAGTATGTCCCCCTGCTGTACGCAACCAATCTCGGCGTGCCAGTGGAACCGCTCGTGCTCCCCGTCGTAATAGGCCAACCTCAAGCTGTACCAGTACCGGTGCCCAGTGATGGCGTTGATGTATTTCATCAGCATCTAGTGCAGCCCTCCTTTGGCTCTGCGCTGGTCTTCCCTGGCTTTGTACTTCCTGCGGTTGCTCCAGGCGTCGTATGCGGCTGTGAGCACCACGATTCCCGCTGCGAGTGCTGCGGCTCCAAGTATTTTGCAAAACTCCGTGGTCATTTTTTGTTGCCCTCCCTTTGTTGATATGCGCTACAGCTTGGATACAAGTCGAGATAAGCCTGAATGCCTGGGCCGATCCTGACGACCGTCTTGTCTTTTGGTACTGGGTTGCCGAATCGGGTAAGCTTTGGCGGTTCCCTGTGAAAATCGCTTTTGTATGCCCGGCAACAGTATTTTTTCTGGTACTTTTTCAGTTCGTTGCCACATGGGCAGGATCTCAACTTTGCTGCGTTCACTGCTACCCCTCGCATCCCATCTGGTAGTGTCCGGCGCAGGGGCCATCGGCGCAGAAGGGGAGCGTCTTGTGGTCAATGAACTGCTTATTGACCATCCGTTTTTTCCAGCTGCTGTACTCCTGCCTGCTGTTTCGGAAGCTGATCTGGCTGTTTTTCAGCTCGCCCTGCAGGCGGGGCCTGCCACACTGAGCGCACCTGGGCCAGTCGGTGATCTGGTAGTAGAGGACGGTGGTCTCCTCTCCGGTGACACAGTTGCGGACAAGGAGACTCTTGCCGGTGTCCTCGATCACCTCGTGCTCGTCCTCAATTGCCTCGTGGGGGAATTTTCCCGCTTTAATGTGGAACTTGTCGCCTGCCTTCATCATCGTCTCCTTGCCACTGTGGTGGGTGGTACAGGCTCTCTATGTGAAGCCGGGAGCAGGGCCGGAGCCCTTAACTCTGCCGACCGGCGTTGCGTTGCTGCTCTTGCTCGATCGCTTCGCTCTTTTTCATGTACTGCGTTCTCCCATTCAGATAGAAAGCAACGACCGCGTCTGTGCAGCAGTAGTGGCAGGGCGGATCGTAGTATTCGCAGTCGCACGGGATGATCTCGTATGGTGCCTTTCTGGCCATGCTAGCCTTTGCCTCCTTGCTTCACTCCTCGGGGGATTGCGTCGCAGACGAACTGGTATGTGACGTCCATCTCCTTGGCGATCTCCCTCCGCTTCTTTCCCTGGCCGAACAGCAGCCGCGCCTTGGTCCTGGCGATGCCTCTCTCTGCAGGCGTCACTGCTCTACCTCTCTGGCTGCGGCTGTCGCCATGCGCTTGTAGATGTCCTTCATGATGTCCCAAGGAACATCGATCTTTTCGGTGTAGGTGAGGTTGCCGCTGCAGATCGTGCAGTCTGCCTGCGGTCCTTCTTCCTCGGCGTAGCAGGAGGGGCAGGTCTGTTCCCGCTCGATCGTGAACTCCCCGATGCAGTCCATCTTCATGGCGCTGGTGACCTGAGGCCTCGGATAAGCTGCGCACCCTTCCGGGTACCTGGGATCGATCGGTATCTTCATCGTTTCTTTGGGCATCGTTGTCTCCGCCTTAGTGCCTGATATCTACGCTGCCGAATACAGCGTCCACGTCATGCTCAGCCAGCGGGTTCCTGGCCGACATGTCGCCTCTCTCGTGGAGCCCGAACCGGACCCACTCCTCTATTTGCGCCTCGGTGGCGTCCTCGGGGACGTCCGCTTCGAACTGCACGCTGATCCGTTTCATGTGGTCGTTCCCTCCTCTTCTATAGAAAGCCTGCCGTTTAATCTGCTGGGCATGTACGGCTTGGGCCTGGGGATGCCTGCCATGAACAGGTCGTTCTTCAGGATGAGCCCGTCGCATGCTACCCGGCAGATGCCTGGGATACGGCGCTTACCGCTCAGGTAGTCCTGGAGGGTGCGGCGCTTGGTGTCCAGCGCGATCACCATGTCCCTAGGCTTGAGCCCGAGCCTGTCCATTACCTGGGCCAGCTCTTCAGGCGTCATGGGGCTGGGCTTCTGTGCTCTCTGCCTGGGTTCAGCCATGGCTAGAGGCCCGTCATGTGCTGCAGAATCTCGACCGCAATATGCCTGGAGGCGTCCTCGACGATCTTCCTGACAATCCCTTGCCGGTCCAAGGTCAAGGCCTCATGGTGCTTGATGGTGATCTTCCCGGTAATCTCCCTGCCGTTGAGGGTGAATATGTAGGCGATCTCCTGGTTTGTGGTCGTCCTCGGCACATGAACTATCGCGCCGAAGTTGAGGGCGTTGTCGTTCACCTGGATCCGGTGCAGGAGGTTCTGGTACGCCTTGTCCTCGATCTCCTGGTAGAGCCGGATGCTGTCGTCCGTCGGTGCCCGGTGCTCGTGGACCGTGACAGTTTTCGCGTAGGGCGCTGCCTCTTTGCCTTGCTGGATGGTTACGCGGTCAAACATTTCTGCTCCCTTTTCGTCGTTTTTGCACGCATAGCGTGCGTTTTGCGCGAGCTGGCGTCAAACCGACTCCACCGATGCATCCTTTACGACCGCCCAGCAATGCGGGTCATTGTCCGAAGGATCCTCTGCACGCCTCCGAGCCAAGCCGATGTTGAGTTTGTTCGCTTCCCGAAGTGCGGTCAATTCGTCCGGCTGGTCGATTACGTCGTCCGGACCGATCAAGTGGACCACCCATACGGCGTCCTTGGGTGCCGGTGCATGGATGGGGCTCTGGAGGTCTTTCGCAGTGATCTCGTACTTGGGCTTGCCATTGGCGGTCACCACCACGGGGTCGTCGTTCTTCAGCACGTGCTGGGCTACGGCGGCGCAGGCGGCTCCGGTTACGTCTTCCTTGTCCGCTGCCCAGGTCTGGCCGTCTTTCAGGACGTGCCCGGCGTAAATGCGGTTGGTGAGCGGCGAGGTTCCGATATGGAGGGGCTTCTTGGGCATCTTGTCTTCTCCTGTTGTCTATTTACAGCCGAGGTCGGTGGGGGTTGCGAGCCGTGCCCGGCCCTGGATCCTGCCAGTGAGCACGCAGTGCCTTTTGGCGCAGGCGATAGCCTTCTCCTCGGTGGCCGCTCCTATGTACATGATCCTGGTGTCCGGCTTCTTGCCGCTGCCTTTCGAGAGGTAAACCACCCACTTCTTGAACGGCTTGTCGCGCCAGTATGCTTCCGCGTCAAAAAACAAATCTCCCTGGTGTGCCATCGCGTGTGCCTCCTCGTTTCTTTCCTACTGTAAGGCGGCGCAGCAGGCTGATGGCTCGCTGAACAATTCGCCGTTTATCTCGGTCGGTCCCTGGGTGTTGTAGCCGTTCACGACGCTGCTGTGGGCGGCGATGTGGTGCTTCTCGCGCTCGGATATAAAGGCGTCGCTCTCAGCAAGGCTCAGTTGGCTGGGCACGTTCACTATCTCGATCACCTCGAAGGTCCAATCGGTGATCGACGTGTCCTTGATCGCCCGGTGGAACTTCGTGTCGCATCCCTGGAAGAAATGCTGGTACCAGCGCAAAGTGAAAACCTGCCGGGTCTTCCCGATGTAGCACTGGCCGGTGGCCTTATTGGTGATCCGGTAGATCACGGGGGGCGTGCTGCGCCATACCTCGCTGAAGTAGTCCCCGTTCTCGACCGCGTGGGCCTTCGAGCACTCGGTGCTGCAGTAGTCCGAGCCTCCCCCTGGGTTGCCGAAGCGGTACTTCTCGATAATCTTGAACGGCTTGTCGCAGTGCTTGCAAAGCGTGACCTCGAACAGCCTCCGGGTGAAATGGTCGTCGGCCTTGATCTCCTTCAGGCTCAGCAGGAACTCGTTGCTGTCCAGGTCAGCCTGCAGCACCCTGGTGGGGAAGGTGCGACCGTACTCCTCCTCGATCATGGCCTTGGCGGTTTTCCGGTCGGGCGCTACCACCATGTTCGAGGCGAGCGGTGGCCAGGACCAGTTGCCGAAGCCGCTGCCGGTTTCCTTGCCCTTGATCTGGTATATCCACTCCTTCATGCCGTGGCCGCCTGCTGGGCCTGGGGCTCGACGCTGCGGTCCCGGTCTCCCTGGATATACCTGCGGATGATGCCGCCGTTCTTGTTGAAGTAGGTAATGTCCCACCAGGGGTGGCAGTTGCTCGGGGTGTTCCACTCGTCGAACAGCACGTCCAGGTTGGCGCTGTCATTGTGGCCGACGATGGTCCCCATCCTGCCGCCCTGGAGCACGCGCATGCCGCAGTAGGCGAACTCGATATTGCGGTACTTCGCGTTGCGCTTGAAGCCCTCGCTGGTCGGGTAGCAGTCCCCGCCTGCAACGCGGGCGTGCAGGTAGGGCAGGTACTCCTTGTACGGGTCGTTCGACTCCAGCGTGTAGAGCCAGTAGAAGTACTTCGCCTGCGACCTGGACCGTGCGTTGTAGATCACGCAGTAGTCTTCTGAATCGCCGAGCTGCTTAACCCGGTAGGGCCGCAGTTCCCCCTTTGCTTGTGTGGCCATCGTCGTCTCCTCAGAAAAAGTAGTTGTGTGTGCAGTCCCTGGAGCTCTTACAGCCTCGAGGGCTGTGCCCCTGGCACGGTGTCCCGTACTTGGTGCCACCATTCCGGCAGATCACCTGCAGCGGGCCGACAAAGGGCTCCGGACCGTCATAGGCGACACGGGCGCAGGCTGTCGCGTCCTCGGCTCGATACGGCGATGCCTTGCCCAGAACCTCCAGCACGTCGATCCTGATCCGGTGCGGGTCGTCCCTGCCGTAGAGGTCCATGGCCGCCTGGACGTCCTCGGGGGTGATATAGTCTCGGCCTGCTTCCCTGGCTATCTCTGTGACGGTGTTGGGGCACGCTAGAAATCCCATGCGTCCTCCTGGCGGGCCTGCTGATCGGCCTCGACGCAGCTCTCTCCCATCGCCTTGGTGCGGTCCTGGAACTCCTTATCCATGCAGGGGCCGCAGACGTTGCCCATGCAGCTCTTGTGGATGGTGAAGTGCCCTTCCTCGATCACCACCAGCTTGTGGTACGTGGTGCCCGGCTCGATCGTGAGACCGGCGTCGCAGCGGTGCGGTTTCTTCGCCACGTGCGTGGTGTCCTGGAGCACCTTGAAGTCCCGATCCTCGTCGTCCGGCTCCGGGTCGCCGAAATACCCCATGTCGCGCAACGTGTCGCAGGATGATTCGAATGCGTGTCCTCGCATTATGCCTTCCTCCCTTTCTTGACCAGCTCCGCCTCGATCACCTGCGTCCCGTGCGGATACCGCTTCCGCATGATCTCCTGGGCCTCATCCTCGCTTCTGGCGTCCACGTAGTGCCCCTGGCGGTGCTTCGGGTCTTTGTAACCGGCTGCAGGCTTCGGGTACAGCTCCGGGAAGGTGCAGCGGTACTCGTTGAGCGTTTCGTCTCTCTGTGCTGGCCTCTGGCTCAAGCCTGCAGTTCCTGGGCGGGGAGCACCCCACGGTGCCCCATGACGCTGTCGGTTGTTCTGACGACGCCCGCTTTCTCCATAGCGTCCATCAGCCGGTATGCCCGGTTGTAGCCAATCCGGAGACGACGCTGTAGGGCGCTGATGCTGGCCCTGCCGCCGTTGGTCGGGGCCACCTCGCGGACGGTCCTGACCGCCTCCTGGTAGAGCTCGTCTTCCAGCTCAGGCACCGCTACGCCGTCGGGCGTCTGCTCGATCATCTCCATCACCCGCTCGGCGTGGCTGCGTTCCGACTGGGACTCGTTGTAGGGCTCCTGCTGGTACTGCTGCACAAAGGTAGCGGGGGCTGGCCAGCTGTACTGCCCTGTGCGCTGGATCCGGCTGGCCTCAGCGCTGTTCATGGTCAGGGGGAGGGGGTAGTGCCCGATGATGTCCTGGGCTCTCCAGTTGCAATCCTCTCCCCGGATCACGACGCCGACGGAGTATCCCGAGTTGGGCTTGCCCATGACCGCATAGAGGCGGTCGGGCTCGACCACTGCGGGGATTCCCTTGATCCACTGCTCATTCACGGCTTTCGGCATGTGCATGCTCCTCTCTGGCTGTCCATCTGTGCCCGGCGCTCCGCGATCTTGGATTGGTACAGGTCGATCTGGTCCTGGGTCGGCTCGTACCTGCCCGTTTCGAGCCCGGAGGTGAACTCCAGTTTCCAGCCGCAGGCCTTCGCCAGATCCATGATGGTCATGTCGGCGGCCTTGCGGAGCCGCTTCATCTGCTCTCCGTGCTTCTTGTAGGGGGCCGGGGCGCTCAGGGCGGCAGCAAGGGCCGGGTGGCGCTCCTTGAATTCTTCCTCGGTCAGCATCTCGTGGCCGCTGCGGCTGCTGATGTGGATCATGCCTCGTCCTCCTGGGGCTTGCCGATCTCGTCGCTGTAGTAGATGCCGTCGGCGGGCAGCGACTTGCGGTCCCCGCATACCGGGCAATCTGCCGGGTCGAATCCGCAGACCTTCGCGTAGTAGCAGGCCGGGTCCATTGCAGGTTCCACGGTGGCTTCCTGCGGGGCACGCAGTGCCTTCCGGTCCATGGATTCGGCTGCGGCGACCGCCAGCGCGGCAATCTCGATGAGGTTCTTTCTGGCGGCGGGGGTAGTCCCCTGGGTGTGCGCTTCCTTGACGCGGTCCTGGATGAAGTTGAGGAAGTGGGTGGTGGCGTGGCCATCGTCGTGTTCGGGGCCTCCCCACTTCTCGTCTTGGCGGTGCCGCTCGGTCATGATCTCCACGAGCACCGATCCCTGCTTTGCGCTCTTGACCTTGCTCATGCGAGCGCTTTGCAGGGTTCTCGCCTGGCATCCGTATGTTGATGCCTTGTCCTGGTAATGGTCTTGCAGTGCTCGGAGCGCCTGGGCGAGAGTCCCGCGTGTTGCCTCGCTCAACCAGGGCGTTTTCTTACCGTAGCCGGAGCTTTTGACCTCGTACTCCGGTACTCCGTTCCGCTCCCTCCAGACTACTTGCAGCGTGGCGAGCCTGTTGAACCCGCCCGTCTGGATCCCCGTCGCGGATATGTAGGTGAAGCCCTTGCTCGTCTTGTGGACCGTCCAGTCGAAGCCGGGCATGATCTTGACGAGTTCTTTCCTGAATGTGGTGGGGTTCATCGTGTCCGGCTTCTTGTTGGCGCTCATGCCCCTTCCCCCTTCGTCTCGGCAGCAGCGGCCTTGATGTCGTCGCTGGTTTCCTGCAGCTTCTTGAGCAGGTACTCGTGGTTGTCGTGCGGGACGCTCGTGAACATCTGCTGGATTACGGCCATCAGGGGGCCTTCGCCGGTCCAGGTTATCCGCTCGCCCCAGACCTTCACCTTCGCGTAGTTCTTCTTGGTGGGTGCCATCTACTTCTCCCTCTTCGCGTTGAGGATCGCCTCGTTGGCGTGGCCGATCCACTCGGCCTCTATGCTATCGGGGTCGTGCTTGTCGATCATCCGAGCCAGCGCTTTCATACACCCCTCCAGCGTCGTCAGCAGTTCGCAGTTGTTCTCGATCAACTGCTTGGTGAGGCCCTTTTTGGTCTGGCACTCCAGCGCCTCGGTCGGGATCCCGTCGCAGGCGTTCCAGGTTGCCACGATACGCCGTGCGCTAGCCGCTGACTCTCCTTCCGGCCTCTCGATGGAGGCCTTGCCGGGTGCCTCACTCCAGTGGCGGATGCCAAGTTCTTCCAAATTCTCAAGGACCGGGAACTCTTCGACGTCCGCGAGCGGGAATCCATCGGCGGCTATGACGGATGTCGGATACTTGCCTATGTGCAGAGGGCCTGGGGCGTGCGTGCTCATGCTGGTTCTCCTTTCGCTTCCTGTAACGCCATATAAAGAGCCATCTCGACGGCTTCGTGGCTGGAGTTGGCGGGGTACTTCTTCTCAAACTCCCCTGCGGGCATCATCCATGCGTCGTAGGCCATCTGCGCTGCCGCGAGCAGGTTGGGTGCTGACGCGAGGAGCCGTGCGTTCGCTTCGCTCTCCTCTGCGTTTGCCGTCCAGGGGTTGCGGCTCGCGATGGTGTAGGTGCGCAGCACTTTGCCGTCGACGATGTCGTCTGCCTTGATATCAAAGGCTCCGTTGTCGTGCATCTCACGCCGCCAGGGGCCGTGGGTGTGCTGTGCCATCTCAATCTCCTTAGCCGGTTATTGGCGACCGGCTGCGCGGGGTTGGTTAGTGAATCGAGTAGTGAACCGGGCGCTCCCAGCGTCCCGTGATGTCACGGGAAACCGCTACTACCCTGTCCTGCTCAAGCCAGAACATCTCAAGCCTTTTGCCGGGCTCTAGTTCTGCGAAGCTGGGGGCCAAAACAAGCAGGCCGGGGTGTTCGGAAATAAGCGCATCTTCAACAGTCTCGAACCAGTTGTGTCCCGCGCAATCTGTTCTCATGGTGTCCCCCCTGGGTGCTGTGGTCAGTGCCTTCCCAATCAGTAAGGCACCGCCGCAAGATGATACTTGTCAGGCATTCAGCAGGAGCGGGGCATAGCTGGCGCGGTCCCTGACCCAGGGCGTGTACTCCTCGAAGGAGCAGGCCTTGTGGAATCGGCCATTGACCCAGCGCTTGAAGTGGAAGAGCCGCAGGTCGCTGTTCTGGTTGTAGACCATCACGTAGGGGGTGATTTTCATCTCTACCAGACGCCGGACCCGGTACATGTCCTCCTCAAAGGTGGTATTGAATCCGACCAGGGTAAAGCAGAGGTGCCTCCAGGCGCTCACGTGCTGCAGCAGGGCTTCAATGCCCTCCATCACCTTGTGCTCGAACGGCATCAAGTCCCAGGCGTAATGCACCGAGCGCAGGTGCTTCACCTCGGCAAGCGCCTGGGCGATCTCGGGCGTCACAAAGCGCACGTCTATCCCCTGGGTAATGTCCAGGGTCAGGTTCCGCTCTTTGCACTCGCGCAGCTTCTCCAGGCAATCCGGATCAGCGGTCAGATTGTTGTCCAAGAGGATCAGGACGTTTGACCTGGGGTTCAGCAACTCGCCGATCGAGCCGACCGAATGCAGGGCTCCCTCCTTCTTGGGCACCGCGCAGAATTCGCAGGTGCGCACGCAGCCACGGGTGGTGAAGCCGATACCGGCGTCCAGGAGGGTCTGCACCTTCGCCTGCTTCGTCGCTGCCTTCATGATCCCCTTCAGGCGCGGGAGAATGTCCTTTGTCTGGTACAGGTCATAGTCAGGGCGGCAGGCCTCTACCTCGGCGGGTAGGGTCTTCGTGATATCCCAGCCGGTGCCGCCGAACTCGATCTGGGGGAACAGCCCGGCCAGCGCGGAGGCCTTCGCCTTGTTCTTCGAGAAAATGACGCTGCAAAACACCGCGTCGACGTCACTCGGTCGGAAGTCGTTTAGGACCACGGTGTCCCCGCGCTCCTTGTGGTAGGTGGCCAGCTTCATCAGTGCGACGTTCGGTATTCTTCCATCAAAATCTATGAGGCCTACTCTCACGGTGTCTCCTTGCGCTCGTCGTTTCCTTCACTGGTGGAAGGCTCCGGGACAACCTGTCTCTTTTGCTGGATGCTGAACTTCAGGGTGGTGATGTCGTAGCCTCTCTTTTCCAGTTCCTGGAGGAGGGATGGTGCTGGTCTGTACTGGCAATCGGTTATGTCGAGCTGGTGGAACTTTGTGGATAGGAAGTGCATCAGCAGGCTGCTGTCTGCCCGGTCGGCCCCTTCGCCTCCCCATGCCGTGCAAAGGTCCGGCTTGTCGAACTGTACTGCCCCCCATCCCGCCCTGAGCTCGCCCGGCTTCGCCGTCAGGAACCGCCAGCGCTTCCTCATTCGCCGCACCTCCTTGAGTTCCACGAGTCAACAATAGCCTCCCGCTCGTCGCTTCCTACTGTGCGTCCGTCGCCTATGACCCGTGCTCGCTCGCCTCGCATTTCAGCAGGGCACTCGTTGCATGAAATCTTCCAGATATCGTAGAGCCCATCGTCGCCCTCGAAAGACTCTGCGATCTCAGCCTTTCCGCCGCAGAAGGGGCAAGGCATCAGCTCATCCACCTCGATGGTTTTGGTATCGGTCATTTCAGTTGGTCCTCGCACCGGGCAATGATCCCGCGCAGGGTGCGCCGGTACTCCGCGCTTCCCCTGGTGCTGGTCTTGCTGCGCGGCAGCCGGATGATGATCGTGTACATCTGCTCCGGGTCGGTTATCGTCTCCAGGCCCTGGCCGTATCTCTTTGGTTTCTGTGCCATCAGTGGTCCCCTTGAAATACAAAAGGTGCGTATTCTCTCGGCGAGAAAATAGCACCTTTTGTTGTTATACGCTACACATTATTTGCTATGCGCTACAGTGCTCCGTTACCCAGGCACTCCTGGATCCTGGTACTCCGGGTTCTGATAGATGTTCCCGATCACCTCCATCTTCGCCCAGGTGCCAAGGTTCTCCCTGGTGGGCTTCCCTTTGCAGTGCTCGCAGTCTCCCTTCTTTGGCAGGAGGTGCGTTTTCCAGCCGTCGCGGTCCCAGACGATCTGCCGGGTGACGTGGCTGCTGTCGCCCAGGGGTATCTTCACGATATCCCCTTGCCAGATGTCCTTCTTGTGGCGTCCGGTGCGCCCGGTGGCCAGCATGGTGGGGAGGATCGTACCGTCTCCCTCCCGCATGATGGCGATGCTCAGGTCTTCCCGCTGGATCAGCACGTATTCCAGCGTTGTCCCCTGGATCCCCTCGGAGAAATCGTAGACCATGTGGCTGGCGGCTTTGTCCCAGGCCCGGAGCCTTATCTGGGGTAGCGGGGTCATGCCTTCCTCCTTCCTTCCGGCTCGACCATCTCAAAGGTGGTCGCTTCGATCTGCTTCTCTGCTCGCTTGCTCTTGCCTGCTGCGTAGCAGAGGAGCAGCAGTGCTGCCGGGATCGTGTACCATTGGTGGTGGCACGATGCGTCTCCGCAGGCCGGGTTCCCGGTCAGGATCGCTTTTGCCTCTCCTGCCAGGATGATGGTTGCCATGCAGGCGCAGTAGCCTGCCCACCACATTTCCGATGCTGCCTTCCTGCTGCTCATTCGATGGTTCCCTTGGCGGTGTACGGTTGCCCGTTGGGCTCGCCGAACCGCAGGGGGCATCCCTCCGTACCGCAGCGCATGCAGTCCACCATAGTGGGCGCTTCGTGCGTGTGCGGGCAGGCCTTAGCTGCTCCCGTCTTGTCTTCCGGGATTCGGTCGGCCTCGGCCATGAACTCGTCCTTCCAGCAGGTGCAGGGCCGCTTGAAGACGTTGGCGGGGTGGCAGTTGCTGGCGTGCGGGGCCTTCCGCAGGACGATGTTGCGGAGCGCCGCGATCTTCAGGGTGAGGCTGCGGTGCGCGGCGGCTTTCTTCAGGCTTCGTATGCCCTGGTGGATGTGGCGGCAGATTTCGGTGGTTGTGAAGTTGCTCGCCAAGCATGTCTTGTCCAGGGCTGCCGCGATCATGTCGATTTCCTCGGCCAGTTCCATGTAGGCTCTCTGCATCTGTCCCTTTTGCAGCTTCTGAATCTCTTCGCAGATCACCTGGACCAACAGCTCGGGGGCGTTGGCGTGGGTGTTCATCACCTGGAGTTCAAGCTGGTCGGTGATCCTGGTCAGCGCTTGGTATATCGGGAGGAGCTTGCCCAGCGGGCTCTCTCCGTAGATCGGCTTCGCGGCTTCCTGCAGGCGCTCGATCTCTACGACGACGTCGGCAGTGGTGGCCGCCTCCCCTTTGTGCGGCAGCAGGATCCGAGCGACGCTGTCCGTCCTATCCTTCATGTTCCTGAAGTGTTCAGCCCGTTGCTTGATCATCTCCAGAATGTCGGTCACCCAGGCGTCCTTGTCGAGGCCCACGGCTTGCCTGATGCTGTCGATCGATTGGCGCAGTATTTCGCAGGCGTTCTCGCTCTCCGCCGTCTCGATGTATCTGGTGGCGAGGTCGGTCACGCCGATGTGCTGGACTCCCTGGGGGTGCTCGACGCCTGCCCGCTTCAGCGCGGCGGTAATGAGCTTCATTTGCTCGTGGAGGCTGTAGTTCTCCTGGGTGGCAAGCCGGGCGGTCGTCTTGTCCTGCTGGTGTCCGCGCTCGATCGCCAGCAGCTTGTCGTGCTCCTTTGCAGTGATGATGCGGTCGCCGGGGGAGGGAGCGTCGGCTTTCAGCCTCTCCAGCTCCATCCTCACCCTGCCCAGCTCTAACAGCAACTCTGCGTTGGCGCTCAGGGGTGGGTGCAGCCGCAGTTCATTGATCTGTGCGTTGAGCCCGTCGATGGAGAGGTGGTCCGCTTCTATTTCTGAGGCCATCCAGTCGACCATGCCGATAACCATTTCGTGGGTCTTCGGCAGGCCCTCCTCGGCTACCCCGATTTTCCTGAGCGCTCTCCTGGGGGCCGCGAACAGCTCGCGGTATTTAGCCTGGAGGTCGCCGAAGCGCTCCTGTAGGCCCTTGATCTGCTCGGTGGCGTCCTTCCGCTCTTGCATCTGGCTGAGCGCTATCTTGGTGATGTCATCTAGGCGGGTGGCGCTCTCCTGCTTCAGGAAGTTGATGAGCTTCACCCTGGGCGCGACGCTGTGGTCGTAAACCTGGGCCATAAGGCTCCTGATATGGTCGTTGACCGCGTTGCTGGCGTTGTGCAGGGGCATCGCGTTCTTCCAGGTCATGCACATTTCTTCGATGGTCTGCTCCTTTGCCTTGTCCGGTACCGGTGCAGCGCTACAGGTGTTGATCGGTTCCCCGGTTGGTGCGCTGGGGCCAGGGTAGGGGGTGTCGGGTGGCGGCGCTGCCATCGTCTCGATATGCGGGCCGTGCGTCTCCGGTCCCAGGCAATCCAAGGAGCAACCGGGCTCGTGCTTCTCGGGCGGCACGTGGCAGCCTACGCACTGGCCTTCCTGCAGCATCTCGCCCGGCGCGAGCGTGCGGGGCTGCAGGTGCTTCAGGGAAAAGGCCCTGGCGACGTCTTCGCCTGCGGTCTTGCCCGCCTGGGTGCCGGACATGATATACGCTACACCGAGGTTACCGTCCATGAACCGCGCCAGCTCCTCCTTCTTGAAGATCGCGGCGGACTCGTCGCGGTAGCCCGGATCCAGGAGCGTGCCGATGAACGTCCTGGTGCGGTCAATCGGATTTCCTGCCCGGAGCGCGGCTTGGAGCGGCTTGCTGCTGCAGCGGGGTAGGCGTACCCAGACCCGGCCCATCGCTACGTCCATCAAACTAAGCAATCTTCTCTTCCTGTGCGGCATGTTGCCTCCTTGGTTGGTGGTGTGCTGCTTCCTACTCTCCGAGCATTGCGAGTTCCAGCGCCTTGCTTATAACCCGTTGCCGGTACTTCCTGGTCGCCTTGTTGGACTCGCCGCCGTTGTAAAGCTCCAGCGCGTGGCTCACGTCGTTGCCGGATGCCAGCAGTAGCTCGTTCATGATTTGCTCTGCCTGCTGAGCCTGGGCCGTGTGCCCCTGCGGCACCTTACCCCAATACTTTTCAGTCACTTGGTACGCGCCCTTCTCTTTGGCCTTGCCTATTGCATACGGGTTGCAGTGGCTCTCGACGATACCTTGCGCGAGCGTCAGGTGCGGACGCTGCAGAGGGATAGTCAGGGCCAGCGCCGTTATTAAAATGCACAGCATCCGTCCTCCTGGTTCGCTTAAAACATCGTCAGTTGTACCGGCGTATCGCCCTTCGGGCAGCAGGGGCTCTTCGCCCCTGCTAACCCATTCAGATAATCAGGATCTCAGATACCAGATTATCCGATAAAAGCGGGGCGGAACCCGAGGCCCGTGTACACGATGGAGCGCTGGATGTTCAAGCTCAACGCAGCCAGGCCAGCATGGGAGGTGTAGCTCCAACTGCCCCCACGGAGCGGCAGAGCCTCGAACCCCTCAGTGTTATCTGCCCAGTAGTAGCCTGGAAGCTGGGATGCCTCGCTGGGGCAAAGCAACGCCTGCTTGATGCTGGCCGGGGCCTCGAAACCCTTGGCAGAGACGACGTCGTTAAAGTACCTCCCATTCCAGCCCCTTTTGGTGACTTCGCTGGAGATGACGGGCTCGCCGTTCACGAGGTCGATGCAGACCCCGGTTGTCGGCCACTCCGCTTCAGCGAGGCTGAAATTGTTGTCGGGCGGCATGATGATCTGGCCGGATACCAGCTTCAAGCCATCGACCCATTCCCAGACGTTGCCCACGAGATCGGCGATGCCATACGGCGTACCGTCGTGCCGCCACGCATCGGGACCGGAGCCGGTGAGCGTCCTGTTGGTACCCCTGGCCGAGGTGCCGCGCTCCTCGGGGTGCGAATGGGATTTGCCCCAGTTGGTGTTACCGCGCACGTCGTTACCGGCAGCGGCGACCAAATGAGCGATCAGCGCCCATTCCCAGTTCGTGAGCATGTGGAAGCCCGGACCGCAGGCGAGGCAGACGGCGCGGGCGCTGTCGTAATTGATGTTGGTGGTGGGATCCTCGCCGGGCAGGGAAAGCGCTTCGCCGTCGCGGACGGTGGCCTGATAAGTGCCAAGGAACAGATCGGATTTCTCCACGCCGCCCACGAGGAACGCCGGGTGCCCCGGCAGGTCGGCGCGGGGAATGATGTTGAAATAGCTCGGCTGGCCTTTGGCAGTGCGGATGATGGTCTGCTTGCCGCCCGATGCCGCCTCTACTTCCGCTCGAAGTTCGTCCTTCATGATGATCTCGGTCTGCATCTGTGTCTCCTTTTGGTGGTTGATATGCGCTACAGCTTGCTCACAATGAGAAAGGCCGCCCTTTAATCTGTTCTGAGGTGTGCCATTACAGCTCCCTTTCGCATGCGACGCAGGGGTCTTCGCCTGGCTTGTTGGTGCGGATGGCGTACTTGCACCTTCTGATATTGCGCTGGGTTTCGGGGTGCTTGCAGTACCCGCTGTCCGCGTGCTTACAGTGTCCGTTATGCCCGGTGGTGTCTTCGAGTCGGCTCTGCTTCCTGGTGTGCTGCCGCTTCATGGGTGGGCCGTCGTCCAGGCGGTTCATGCGGTCACCTTAACCGGCTTGCCGCAGCGGCAGGTGCCCGTGGGTCCGGTCCTGGGAAAAAGATCGGCTGAGCCGCATGCGCCCTTCCACATGGTCCTTGTCGCCTTGGGGTTCTCCTCGGGGCACTCGGTCCACTCGCATATCTCCGGCTCGGGCATCCCCATCAGGAACTCCCGGACCGCCCGGTACTCCTCGTTGCGGTAGCTGCCGTCGGCGTAGATGCGCGTCTCCTTCAGGTTGTGGCCGTTCCGCTTCAGGTAGTCGAGGCACGCCTGCTCGGTAAAACAGGCCGTCACGAACTCCCAGGTATCCTGGTACCCGATCTTCTCCCATTTGCCGGTGCTCTTGCCTTGGCGGTCCTTGGCGTCCAGGCGCTTAGCCAGCACCTCGTCGGCGGTCCCTTCGCCGTCGGTGTGGCACCAGTCGTAGGCGTCGGTGTACCCGTCGTCCATGCCGTAGATGCGGTTCTTTTGCTGCACGATAAAAATGGGGGCGTCGGTAATGCGGTTGTCCTGCTCCCGGATCAGTTTGCCGATCTCCTCCATCTGCCGGGTGCGGCGGTAGATCAGCTTCAGCTGGTCGTTGATGGCTGACTGCAGCGCAGCGTCGGCTTGGCACTGGTCATAGTACGCCCCGGTTCGCCATGCCTTGACGATGCCCAGCGCTATTTCGTCGGTGGTAGTCTTCATGCTGTCTCCTTTATCGGGTCGCGGCTTTTAATGGCGATGGAACGTGTATGCACGGCTCATAGTCCAGCGGTTCTCCGCCTAGAGCGCCCGGTTTGATGTTCCAGCCGCAACGATAGGGCTCGATCATGGAGGCCAGCTCCGAGCGCAGCGCGTTGCGTTGTAAAGCAAAGCCGGTGAACTTTTGCCTATACAGGCACTCTTCAGCGCACGCAGGAGCAGGCCCATCGTTTTGAGGGTCGCTCGCTCGCGGCCTTTTAATCTTGGTAGTCACGCGGTTGCTTCCAGGCGGGCGCGGCACTTCGCCGCTACCCGCTCAGCCTTCAGGGCGCGGCGCAGCTGATAGCCTGCGCCCTTGTCATTCCCGATGCGAGCAAGGTTGTCGGCACCACGGCGCAAAACACGGGCTCTTGCCGAGCAGGTATCCTCAAGGTTGTGGAGTTGGATTGTCCGGTGCGTTGAAAGCGTCATGGTATTCCCCCTGGTATCGGAAAGGCTACCGCCTACTCTGATGCGTCCACGTCCAGGAGGTCCAGGGTCTTGCCCGCATGCTCGTGGGAGCTGTCGGTAAGGAACTGCGCCTGCCCGTCGTTGATCCACGAATGGCAGCGGAAGTCGTGCCCGTTGGTGAGCACGCTCGGGCGAAGCGTCGGGGCCTCGGTGCTCCCGTTCCAGGACCAGCAGCCGGTCCCCTCCCTGGTGCCGCTCAGGATCACCGGCAAGGTCAGGATGCCGCTCGGGCCGGGTATGTTCAGCGTGACGTGGGTGGCCTCCGATATGGGGCACTCGATGTATCCTTCTCCGTGGACTAGCTTGACGGGTTTCGCTTTCATGGTGCTCTCCTTTAAGGGCCCGGCCTATTTGTAACCCGGTGCTTTTACGATTGGTTTCCCTGCTTATGCTTGCTTCGGCTCGCACTTCTTGAAGCCCGCCTTCTCGGCTGCCTGCTGCGGGGTCTGGTCGCCCTTGATCCGCACGGCCAGCCCGCACTCGCTGCAGGTGTAGATGGGGGTGGCTCCCTGCTGCTGCCAGTCGTGTTCGCCCTTCTTGACCTTACTGCGCACGCGCTCGCCGTAGTCCCCGAACGCTTTCCCCTTCTGGTCCGGATTGATCCTGGACAGCGCCAGCTCGCAGTAAAGGTCAGCGTGCAGGAAGTGCGGATCCAGGCCGAGGTTCACGAAGTTCATCTTGATCTCGCCTGTCTCCTCGTCCGTCTCCATCACCCTGGCGATCTTCTGCAGGTGGACCCAATAGACGTCCTGGCAGATCGGACCGTTCACCGGCTTGCCCAGGTCGTTCTGCCACGTGGCGTCAAGGGTGCGCTCGTCCGGCTGCTCCTTCAGGCGCTCGACGAACTTCTTCAGGTTCCATTCGATGGCAAGGTAGCGGTTAGCGCGGACGCGGTACTTGTTGATCGTCTCTTCGCTCGATTTCCGCTGACTGACGGTCTTCTTCGGTCGGTCCCCCCACTCGCAGATATCATCGTCGCCCTTCTCTGGGGTGTAGTTGTACTCGCAGAGGAAGACGCGCCCAACGTGCTCCCGCTTTTTGGCGAAGCGCCGGGCCTCGTTGAAGTTCGGGGCCGCGTCGGCGACACAGACGGCTATGTCATACTGCTGCATCAGCTCGGTGCAGCGCTCCCACGGGTCTTCCGAGTAGATCATCTCCAGGTGGACCAGCCTGGACTTGTACGCGCCTAAGTCACTTTTCTCGCCCCAGCACCGGATGGTCACCACGTTAAAGTTGCCCATCTGATCGATGCCCATCGCAAAGTTGCGCCCGGTCTTCAGCCACTTCAGGTCTTTGTTCACCGTGGCCCGCAGTATCGCCTCGGTCACGATCATGGCGTCCTTCGGCAGGTAGCTGACGCCGAGTTTCGAGTTGTAGAATTCCTGGACGTTCTTGGCGTTGCGGAAGGCCTCGATAATCTTGCCTGCGGTTTGGGCGCAGGAGAGGGTCTGCGGTATGTGGTAGCCCATCTTTTTGCTGGCGGGGTTGTGCATCCTCCAGTGGCCGTCCCTGGGATTCAGGATGATCGTCTTGCAAATCGGGCAGCAGTAGAAGTACTTCGGCAGCTTCTTCATGGCCGGGCCAATGCCGGTGTTCTCCGCGATGCATTGCGGGAAAACCTCGGACAGGATCACGCCGTCTTTGCAGCCGCAGCGGGTGTGGAACTTGTTCTGGTTGCTCTGCTTGAACGCTAGGTCGATGTTGATGTCCGGGAACCCCGCCGTGGAAAACAGCATCTCAATCGGGTAGGCCGAGTGGGACATACGCTCGCGCACGAGTTCGATGTCCTTGTCCAGCATCCGGCGCACCTCGTCAAAGCAAACGCCGAGCAGCGGCCAGCCTTCGGTGGAGGTCGAGCCGCCCATGTAGCTGAAGATGATCTTCGAGGGGCCTATGGTTCGAACGCCCTTCTTGTCGGTCTGCTTCTCGTTGTCGTCGCTGGTCGGGTCGTTACCCCATAGCGGCTTGATCTCGGCAATCCCTCGCACCATCGGCTTGTAACGCTCGGCGGAAAAGTCATTGGCCATCTTCTCGTTCGGCAGGTAGTAGCCAAAGTACCGGCCCCAGAAGAAAAGGGGCATGTGCGTGCAGGAAAGGAAGGCGGTCACCGACTTGGCCACCTGGGCACCACACATAAGCGTGAGGCTCAGGCCCTCCTCGTTGCTCTGCCCGGTGAACCGGATGTTGCGATATATCTCCTCCAGGTACTCGAAGCCCTCCCAGCGGAAGGGGAAGTTGTCGACGCGCAGGCCCTTCTTGCGGAGCCCCTCCACAAAATCGAACATGTTGTCCGGGCAATTGCGCACGATCTCCGGCTTGATGGAGCCCAGGAAAGTGTCCAGCGTGATCAGGCCGCGCCGTCTTGCTTCCTTGGCGATGGCGAGCCTCTTCGCTTCTTCCCGCTTATTCAGTTCCCTCTGCAGCTCCGCTCGCGAGTATTGCAATGATTTCCTCGTCGCTCATTTCTTCCAGTTTCGGTTTCGTGACCTCGATGTGCTCCTTGCGGCCCCATCTTTTCGAGTGTCTACGCTCCAGTCTCCATGCAGCCGCTCGCCAGTCGTCTTTCCCTGCATTTCCAACACGTTGCACGTCTGTGGCTTCTCCGATCGCTATCGATTCCTCTACTGCGTTGGAAAAATCGCGGTACGGACCCTCCTCTTCGGCTGCTCCAAGCTTCAGCCATTCGTACAGCGTCGTCTTGTTCACGCCTGCGAATGCGGCTGCCGTTTCGATGTAGTTCCCGCCCTTCAGGGCCAGCAAAATCCTGTCTATTGTCTCCGGGACGAACTTCGTCGGGCGGCCTTTCGGGTTCGTTTCCTTCAGGATCTTCTTCTCTCGGGTGCGCGGTCCCTTGATGTCGGGCTTCTTTGGCGTCTTCCTCGGGGCCTGGGCCTTCGGTTCCGGTTTCTTCTTGTTTTTCGAGGGTTTAGCTGCTTGCCCCTTGGCCTTGCTTCCAGGCTTTTCAGGTTGCTGGGTCATTGCCGTCTCCTGGTGTGGTCTGCTGCCGCTTCTTCTCGATTGCTGCTGCGAACTGCTGCCTTACCTCTTCTACCGGGATGCCGTTGCCGGGGCTCAGCACTTCTGTCAGCCAGGAGAGCGCCTTTGCCACGTCCCATGTCCCGTTCGGGTTTTGCGCTGCCTCGTCAAGGGTCTGCGCCTTTCGCGGGTCAGAATTAGCAGGTTCTGTGTATTCCGCCTCGACGGAGTACGCATGTTCTGCTGGCTCCTTGGTCATGCCTGGGGCCTCTGCCGGAGCTTATTGATCTTGTCGCGGTGCCATGCTAGGGTTCCGCCGAAGCCAAGGCCTGCCGGGCACTCCGGGTGTGCGGCCAGCTCAACGATGCGGGCGTTCTCCTCGAGGGTTTCGGCTGCTTCTATCAGGGCCGTGGTGTCGGTGGTGTCTGCCTGCGCCCTGGTGGCTATCTCTCTGAGCTTCACTGCAATGTCGGTCTGCTTCTTCATCGGCGGTCCCCTTGTTGGTGTTGGCATACGCTACACTATGGGCTCACCCATGCCTAGCGCGAATCGTGCTCTAGCTGCCTCGTTGTCCGGGTGCTTGATGCAAAGCGGATCCGCGCCGGGGCGGAAGGTTTTGCATAGGTCCGGGCGGTTGTCGTAAATGCCGCAGAGCCCGTCGTCCATCAGGGCCTTGCAGGTCAGGTACCAGACGTGCTTCCCGGTCAGCTCGTTGGTGTCGGTGTAGACCGTGCTGCCGTGCGCCTGGACCTGGAAGGGGAGGCCCCTCTTGTCTATCCCTGCCTGCGCCTCGATCGCGTCCTGCGTTTCCGGCCAGGGCATCCCGCTTACCCAAAGGACGAACGATTTGCAGCAGGCCCCGATGTGCTCGCACTCGGTCAGGCAATCGATCGCCGGGAGGGGAGGGACAAGGTGCGTGCAGTCTACCTCGCGGAACTCCGTCTTGCTCCAGTCCTTGCGGGTTCTCGGCTGGCTCTTCATGTACCTGATCTTCATCACACGCCTGCCCTTGGCGTTGCGCTTCCGGGTGAGCTTTCTCATGGCGTGGATGGTCTTGTGGGTGACCGTCACCTCGGTGAGGGCCGGGTCCAGGTTTTCGAGCCGCAGGTTGCCGTCTATCTCCCCGGTGGGCTTGGATAAAGCCTCCCGGAGCGCGTCGATGGCGTCGTTGCTCTTGTTCGGGGTGTTGTGGCAAACGCAGCCGTGCATCCTGCTGTCCGGGTTAATCCATGCCCACTCCCCGCCACACATGCAGGAGCACGGGACGATAAGCCAGCCTGCGGCCAGGAGGGCGGCGTTATGGGGGTCCGCCTGCAGCTCTGCCAGCGTGGTCCTAGCAGTTCCCATTGCCGGGCTCCTCGTCTTCCCTGACGCACTGTGCTTCCTGCTCCTCCTGAGACATGACCGGGTGCGCGGCCCGGAACTCGTCTACGATCTCCTTCCCGTCCTCGTCAAGGCGCACCATGTGGTAGTCCTGGACGATGCGCTGCTTGCCGTCTACCACCTTCAGGTCGACCGGGTGGAACACGATGCGCGGTACCCCGTCCCAAATGAACTCCTCGTAGCCGTCTGTGAAGGTCCGCATGCTGCCGCGCCGCCCGATCTCCTCCGGGGTGGGGAGGATCATCGTGTTCAGCTCCTTGGTGATGAAGGCCTCCATGACGCTTTCCTTCTTGGCGATCACCTCCTGCCGCATTACCTCGATCGATTCGTTGTAGGCCTTCAGGAGGGTGCCCGCCTGGGCCTGTCTCTCGCGCTCTCGTTTTTCTTGCCAGCTGTTCATTGCTTGCTCCTCTGCCTTTCGACTTCGCTGTAGGGGATGGTCTTGCCGTCCGGGAGGAGTAGCAGGGGCTCTTCCCCGCAATATTCCTGGTAGCGCTTGAGCGTAGTCTGGGTGTAGCCCGGCGTCAGCTCGTTGCCCCGGTACTTTCTGCCGGTCTTCCTGCAGGCGATCAGGGTGGTCCCCCCTCCGTTGAAGAGGTCCAGCACTATCTCACCTGGGCGGCTGCTGGCGATAATGCAGCGCTCTGCCAATCTGACCGGCTTCTGGGTGGGGTGCAGGTCCGACTTCTGGGGCTTGTCCACTCTGATAACGGTGGTGGGTTCCTTCTGGCGCAGTTCCTTAACCATCTTCAGGAGGTCCGGCTTGGATAGCTTGGTGAGGTCTAAGTCGTCGTCGATCACGGTGGTCTGGGAAAAGTCCCCGTTGAAGTAGTGCGCCGCGCCTTCCTTCCAGCCGTACTGCATCGGCTCGTGCTTCCCG